CTGATGATGTAAAATTATTAACACTTGTAAATGGGAAATGTGCAGAAACGGTTAAGCATTTGATGAAAGATGAAAGAAGCATTAAGGCTGTAGAAGCTGCAATTTCTTACGGAGAAGGGAAAATAAGCAAAAAAGAATTAAAAGAATTTGCTACTGCTGCTCATGATGCTGCTAAGGTTGCTGCTGATGCTGTTTATGTTGCTACTGCTCCTGATGTTGCTAATTATTATGCTGCTGAGGCTACTTCTAAGGTTGCTGCTGAGGCTGTTTATGCTGCTGAGGCTGTTGCTGAGGCTGTTTATTTTGCTGATTATTATGCTACTTATGCTGCTGCTACAAGAAAAGGAAAACTGCAACAAGCGGCAGATATAGTAAGAAGTATTATTAAAATTGAACAATTTAACTTATAAGAAATACTTTGCATTTTCTTGAAAGCTTCGGTGAGTAGGGGTTTCGCAAGATTTATTAATTAACCAAAAAACGCAAAATCATGGACAAAGAAAAATTTATCAAAAAATTAAAATCACTAAACGCTTGTGAGGAAGCAATTGAATTTGCAAAAACAAAATCATCCTGGCAAGAAGTGTATTCAGAATGCGATAGAGGCGATTGGCTGCTGTGGCTCTTCGCTAAAACAAATCCTGATGATGTAAGATTACTAATTCTTGCAAAAGGGAAATGTGCCGAGACAGTCAAACACCTAATGAAAGATGAAAGAAGTACCGCAGCTGTAGAAGCTGCAATTTCTTACGGAGAAGGGAAAATAAGCAAAAAAGAATTAAAAGAATTTGCTACTGCTGCTCATGATGCTCATGATGCTCGTGCTGCTATTGCTTTCGCCGCTGCTGCTCATGCTGATACTGCCGCTGCTTATGCTGCTTTCGCTGCTTTCGCTGCTGCTGACGCTGACGCTGACGCTTATACTGTTGCTGAGGCTGCTGCTTACGCTTCTACAAGAAAAGAAAAACTGAAACAAGCTGCTGATATAGTAAGAAATGTTATTAAAATTGAACAATTTAACTTATAAGAAAGCCTTTGGGGTTTCGCAGGATTCACAATCAACTTTCACAAGATGAATAAAGAAGAGATAATTAAAATACTAAACAGATGAAATATATCATACCAATAGATAAAAAATCAATTAAAAGAAACCCAAAATACGGGGAAAAGGTAGAGTATATTCCTACTGGTAGAGAAATTACATTTGAAAGTAACTTCATACCTACAGCTTTGAAGGATCGTTTGATTATATCAGAAAAGGGGACTTGTTTTAGTGGTATTCTAATTGAAGAACCAACTCACGAAGAAATTCAAGAGATTCTTAAAGAGAATAAGGATGGTCAGTTTTTTTATTGCAGTGTAAAACTAAATTATCAACCTGTATATAAAAACGAACCCAAATACTTTTATAATTATGAAATTGTAAAAGTAAAGTGCGATAGTTGTGGTGGTGAATTTATGAGTGACGAATTTAAAGAACTTGAATGTGAAGATGGATATGATTACAGTTACACTTATACGGGTTGTCCCAAATGTGGAGCTTGGCATTGTTGCGATGTAGAATATGAAGATATTAAAGATATTAAATTATAACATGGAACCTCTAATAATTAATAATTTTAAACTTTTAAACATTCGAAAAATGGAAACTTTAACAACAATCACAAAAGAAGAATTAAATCAATTACCAGTTAATGAATTACGTAAAGAAGCATCATCTTTAGGTATAAAGAATTATATCAGATTAGGGCAAAATGAACTAATTGAAGCTATTCTTAAAGAACAATCAAAACTTCAACTTATTGAAGAACAATCAAAACTTCAACTTATTGAAGAGATTGACCAGAAAATGGATAAAGTTATTGCAGAGAAGAATGATGATTTGTACAAAAAAGTCATGTCTTCACTGGGGGGCGAGTACGATAGTGATTTAGATGATCTTTTAGACGAAGCATCTTTTGAGGTTTTAAAAAAAACAAATTCTCTATTTGAAAAAAGTGAAGAAGTAAAAGAGTTTAATCCTTATCAATTAATAAATGAAATCAACAGTAAAAAGCCCGAAAGGGTTTTAGAAAAAGATGCTGTTAATGATACAAAAAGAAGTGATATATTTTATATTGACCCTAAATTAATTAAAGCTGAAAGTGGTTTTAATACACGTATTGATTATGGAGATATGGATGAATTGGTATCTTCTATAATTGAAAATGGTGTAAGAGTACCATTGAGAGGATATAAGGAAGGAGATAATTATATTCTTGTTGATGGACATAGAAGGTTTAGAGCCGTTACACTTGCATTGCAGAATGGGATTGATATAGCAAGAGTACCTTTTATATCAGAGAAGAAGAAAAGTAAAGAAGACAGGATTTTTGATATTTTGCTTTTAAATGATGGAAAGCCATTAAGTCCTCTGGAGCTTGGGGAAACATACCTTAAATTAAAAAAATATGGTTATAGTATAGCTGAAATATCCAGAAAAATAGGTAAAAGTGCAAAGCAAATAACATCTATGATTGGAGTTGCTGAATCAAGCAAAGAAGTTAAGAAGGTAATACAGGAAGGCAATATATCCGCTTCCCTTGTAGCAGAAATAAAGAAAAAGGTTAAAGATGAGGATAAGGTATCTGAGATTGTTTCTACTGTATCTTCTATAAAAAAAGAATCAGGAGATAAAAAGGGTCATAAAATAACTAAAAAAGATATTGATGATTTAGTTCACTCCAAAGAGGAAATAAAGGAAAATAAGGTTTATAAACATAAAGAGGTTATTGATTTGTTGAAAAAACAAATAGATAAGTGTTGTGAAAACTTACCAGATGAGTTAAAAGAAACGGTGATGAAAACTGAAATTGTTTTGTGAAATTGTTATATTTGTAATAAATTTTTGAGTTATTTTTAAATAAATGAATATGTTTATAGATTGGAACAATTTTGAAAATGAGTTAATTTCTCGTAGAGATGAAATTAATAAAGCATGGGAGAACGATATAAGTAAAGCAGATAGATCACACTTAACTAAGAAGATTATAACCGTTACAAGAGATGGGAAAACATTCAAGCAAACCGTTTATGTAAATCCAAAAGATGATAAAAAGGAAGAGGCAGTTGTAGGTGAAGAATTGTCTCCAGAGGTAAAAGGAATGAATATCAATAAATATTCAGATAAATCTTTACTTATTACTGGTGACACTTATGTTAATATTGACACATTAAGAAAAATAAAGCAAGATATTGGTGTAGGCAACTGGAATAGTAAATTAAAAGGATGGATATTCCCTATTGCTTATCTTGAAAAAGTTTTAGGTCATATATGGTCTGGTCTTGTTGAAAAAGGAGAGGATGAAAAGGCGCAAGCGGTTCAAAATCAAAAAAACTCTACATTCAATCAAGGAGATGAAGCAAATATTCATGGAGAGAAAGGCAAAATAGAAGAAAATGTTTCTGATTCAGAAGGAACAAAATATAATATATCTCTTGATGACGGAACAAAACTTGAAGGGGTAAATGAAAAGGTTATGAATAAAGAACCTGAAAAAGATGATAAAAAGATAAGAAATATAGTAAATAACACTTCACCTGAATCAAGAACAAAGTCAGAAAAACAGATTTATGGCATTAAACCAATTAAAGATATTCATAATTATTCTTTGCAGGAATATATGGAAATGCATGGCATATCAAAACAAGACATAGATCGTGTTATAAATTCTATAAAAAACCCAAAAAAGAGAGAAGGAAGCAAAACTTCTTCTGGTAGCAGTAAACAATACACACAAAAAGATAAAATACAAGGGTTAACAAAGAGACAAATAATAGGTAAACTTGTATATGCACATTATAATGCAGTTAAAAAAGCTATTAATGATGGAAAAGTTGTTGATGACAAAGTATTATCTATTTATAATGACTTAAAAGAGGCTTACAGTAAGAAAAGAAGTGCAATGTCAGAAGAAACTAAACGTAAGATTAGTGAAGCACTGAAAAAGAATAAAGTTGAAGAAACAGACAATAAAATACTTAAAAAAGAAAATAACGAGGCAGAAGATCAAGGTTTTTCAGATATAAACAAAAAAGATTATCAACCTAAAGAAGGTCAGAAAATAAGCGGTGTATACTCTTCCTATTCAACTCAAGATACTGAGTTTACATTAGAAACTAAGGATTATACAGACATACCCCCATTAGATGTTGTAATTCCAAAAGCAAAAGATATACTTAATAAACCAAAGCCTTATTTTATTCCAAATATAGATGAAAAACATTTTTCAAGAAATTCTTATACCTTGTCTGCTGTTAAATTAGATGAAGATAAATATTTGGTTGCTCTGGATGGGTTTGAGAAAAGTGAAAATTATAGGACAATATTAAATCAGTCTGGCAATTACGCCATAATGTCATTAGATACTTTTGTAGCTACTCAAAATTATTATCAATTAAAAGCAAAGGAAGAGTTTAAGAAAAGAAAAATAGAAGATTTAGAAAAAAGACGAGAGAGGTATGCTGAGTCCATGATGAGAATAAAAGGTGTATCTAAAGAAGAGGCTATGAAAATGGCTAAAGATTATTATAAAAAACCATCTGGACAAAGATTAAAAATCTTATCTAAAAATAGGGTTACGTATGATCAATTACACATGATTCAAAATGTTAAAACAAAGGAAGATGGGTCTAAATTAAGCAGAACAGAAGCATTAAGGGAATATTCTGAATTAAATAAAATTAAAAACCAAAAGTCCTTAGATTTGTCTTTGCAGCAAGAATACATAGATTCTGCATATACAAAAGGAGCAGAAACATCATTTGGAGATTCTAACACTAAAGATGACCTATTAAAAGATTATGGTGTTAAAGTAAAAAGGCAAAATGGAGATGAGATAACTAAAGATGAAATTAGTCAGATTAAAGAAGCTATGGATGTGACAACTAAACTTTTTGGCAATAATAAAGAAATGAACAAAGAGTTTGGTTTAAAAATATCTCACGCTGGAGAAAAGAGAATGCATGCAAGAAGAGCTATTGGCTTATTTCACCCTTATTATAATGCAATAGGTGTAAGTGAAGCCTATGGTGACAATAAATTCCAATTTACTTTTGGACATGAGTATGCTCATTTTATGGACTATTGGATAGGAAAACAAACAGGCAACACGTATGCATCAGATAAGGAGGGAAGTGCAGCAAATGAAATAGCAAGAGTATTTAGAAAAAATATGAACAAACCTCCTATTTCTGATTATTGTAGTAGGACTTGTGAGTGCTTTGCCAGGGCACTTGAACAATATACAGCCATAGAAACGTATGGTGATAATGTTAATAAAATTAAAAAGAAGTATATAGAAACTGATGAACAAGTAAATTTAGAAATATATAAAACTAAGATAAAGCCCCTTGTGGAAAAATTTATTGATGAAAATAAAGAAATATTAAAATCAATGAATTTATTCGATATTTTAAAATAAAATTAATATGTTTATATATAAATTTTACATATCTTTAAGGTCAAATTATAAACATTCGACATATGCAAACATTCGGAAAAGACTTTTACCCCACCCCAATTGGTGTAATTAATCAAATGTTATTGGATTTAGATTTAGAAGGTAAGTATGTACTTGAACCTTCTTCTGGAAAGGGTGATATACTTGATGCTTTAAAAACAAGAGGAGCTAAAACAATAGCTTGTGAGAAAAATAAAAATCTTGCAACAATATCAAAAAGTAAATGTGATAGGTTTTTAAAGAATGATTTTCTTCAAGTAACAAGGGAAGAAATATCACATATTTCTTATATTGTGATGAACCCTCCTTTTTCAGCGGATGAAGTACACGTTATACATGCCTGGGAAATTGCTCCAGATGGGTGTGAAGTAATTGCCCTGTGTAATTCTGAAACAATCAACAATAGTTATTCTTCCTATAGAAAAAGACTGAGTGCAATAATAAAAGAAAACGGTAAAACCCAATTTCTTGGTGATTGCTTTTCTACAGCAGAAAGAAAAACAGATGTAAATGTAACCCTTGTTCATCTTTACAAACCAAAACCAGAAGGTGAAGATGAATTTGAGGGTTATTTTGATATGGAAGAAGATGAGGGTAATTATGATAGTGGGATAATGAAATTTGACGAAATAACCAACATAGTTAATCGTTATGTGGGCGCAGTTAAAATGTATGATTCTGTTATTGGAAAAGCAAATGAAATAAATGAATTAATTTCTCCTATTGCTAATGATAATATTTATTTTGGTTCCTATGAAAGAAGAGGAGGCGATCATTACACAATAACAAGGGAAGAATTTAAAAAATCATTGCAAAAGAACGCCTGGAGGTCATTGTTCAACAAAATGAACCTTTCTAAGTATGTTACAAGCTCTGTAATGGAAGATATTAATAAGTTTGTAGAACAACAGGAGAATGTTCCTTTTACAGTTAGAAACGTTTATAAAATGTTTGAAATGATAGTAGGAACAAGCGGTTCAAGAATGGAAAGGGTTATTGTGGAAGCTTTTGATAAAATAACAAAACATTACCATGATAACAGGTATCATGTAGAAGGTTGGAAAACCAACGATCAATGGATGGTAAATAAAAAGTTTATTTTACCTTATGTTATACAACATTCATATTCTGGAGGAATGGGTGCTTCATATTCAAGAAGTGGAAGTCAAACAATGGATGACATACATAAGGCATTATGTTATGTAACTGGTACTTCTTTTAATAGTTCTCCTGACTGGTGGGATTTTATGAACAGGACTTACGAGAAAGACGAAGATGGTAATTTAATAAAAGGAGAATACGGCAGGGAAATAAAAGTTATCCGTCATTTTGGAACATGGTATGATTGGGGATTTTTTCAAATAAAAGGTTTTAAAAAAGGAACACTTCACGTTAAATTTAAAGATGATAAAGTGTGGGAGAAATTCAACCTAATGGCTTGTAAAGCTAAAGGATGGCAATTACCAGAAACTACAGAACATGATTTTAGAAAGAAAACAACAGGAGTAGAAATATATGAATAATTCAGACTTAATAAAAATAGGTTTCAAAAGAATAGACCATTATAAGGATTCTGAAATAGAATACATGGTCTATCAGTTTAAAATAAATGATACAACATTTATTGATTTTACGGAAACAATATTTCCCAAAAAGGAGAAATGTTTTGATTTGGTTGTAAATAACGAAATGACAGAGGTATATTTTAATTCAACAGAAGAAATAATTAATTTTAAAAACCATTTTAATAAATGAAAAAACAAGAAGGATTAAGGTACAACAAAGGTAAACTAAGACTTGATCTTATAACTCCTCAGATAATAAAAGGCATAGGTGAAGTTCTCACTAAAGGGGCGGAAAAATATGCTGACCGTAATTGGGAATTGGGTATGTCATGGTCAAAGGTTATAGCTTCTTTAAAAAGACATTTACTTGCTGTTGAAAAAGGAGAAGATTATGATCAAGAAACAGGTTTGTTACATATAAATCATATTCTTTGTAATGCAGGATTTTTATCTACCTATTATCAAACTCATCCTGAATTCGATGATCGTCCCAACACTTTCTTTAATAAAAGAGTGGTACTTGACATTGATGGGGTATTGGCTGATTTTAATAAATCAGTTAAAGAAAAATACAGTATAAAAAATACTCCTTATCATTGGTATTATTCTTATGAATTTAAGAAAAGTGAATTATGGAGTGAATTAAGTCAGGATAAAGATTTTTGGTTAAAATTAGAGCCTTTAATTAAAGGAGAGGAATTACCGTTTGATCCGGTATGTTATGTAACCAGCAGACCTGTACCAAAAGAATGGTGTGAGGAATGGTTGGAGAAAAACAACTTCCCTTGTGTCCCTGTTCACGTTGTAAATGGAAGTAAGGTTGCAAAACTAAAGGAATTATCAGAAATACATAATATTGACTGGTTTGTTGATGATAGGTATGCTAATTTTGTTGAATTAAATAAAAACGGTATATTTACATATCTATTTGATCAACCCTGGAACAGTAAATACAATGTAGGTCATAAGAGAATTTATTCCTTAAATGATTTAGTTAAATAGTGATCTCTCAAATAGGCATATTTGTATTCGGTGCTTCTGCTATATGGTTTGTTGGCAGGAGGGAGAAGTGGTCAAGATGGGGTTATGTCTTAGGATTACTAAGCCAACCATTTTGGTTCTACTCTACTATTAAATTAGAGCAATGGGGAATGGTTACACTTTGCACATTTTATATGTATAGCTGGGTTCAAGGGTTTTATAATTACTGGATAAAGAAATAAAATTATGATTATAGAAATAAATAAATGTTCAGATTGTCCATTTTTTAACGAAAACCAATCATTAGATCATGGATTATATCAAACTGGAGAATATTATCCTTCGTGCGATTATTGTGATCATGATTTTGGAAGACAATGGTCGGATACCATAGAAGATATAATTCCACCGAATGTTTGCCCTATTAGAGATGAAGGTATTTTTATAAAATTAAACGAGAAAAAATTTAAATAATTAACTTTAAAAATTGCTTAACCAATGAGGTATTTTGGGGGGAAATCACGTATATCTAAACAAATAAGTAATTATATAAACAATTTATCATGCAATATTTTGGGGGAAAGTCAAGAATATCAGAAAAAGTCGCAAAATTTATTAACACACACACACACAACACCTACGTTGAACCTTTTTGTGGGGCATGTAATGTAGCATCTAAAGTGAATATCAAAAATAAAATATTAAACGACAAACACCCTTATTTAATAGCAATGTGGGAGGCATTACAAGAAGGTTGGTTACCTCCAACAGATATTGATGCGGATATGTATTATTATATTAAGAAAAATAGACATGAATTTCCAATGGAAGTCTGTGGATTTATTGGTTTTGCTTGTGCATTTGGAGGAGTTTGGAATGGGGGGGTTCGCAAGGGATAAAAAAGGTAAAGAAGGTGGTGCAAATTATGCACAAAGAGGATGTAATTCCGTAATGAAAAAACTTGAAGGAATAAAGGGTGCTAAATTTTATAATCTTGATTTTCTTGATTTAACTGACCATATTCCTGAAGGAAGTTTAATATACTGTGATCCTCCTTATAAAAACACTTCACCTTACAACAAACAGTTACTTGGCGAATTTCCTTATGAAATCTTTATAGAATGGGTTAAAATAATGTCAGAATATAATATTGTTTTAGTTAGTGAATATAAACACAATGTCTATAAAGATGCAAAAATAGTTTTGGAAATACCACAAAGGAAATCCATGAGAGATAAAAATGGAAACCATATAGAAACAGTAGAAGTTTTATTTACATATAATAATTTAGAGCAATGAAATATATGGGAAGTAAAAACCGAATTGCAAAGCACATATTACCAATAATGCTAAAATATAGAACACCTGAAATGACTTGGGTAGAGCCTTTTGTTGGCGGTGCAAACATGATTGATAAAGTTGAAGGTAAGCGAATAGGTGCAGACTTAAATAAATACCTGATTGCTTTATTTACAGCACTACAAAATGGGTGGACGCCACCGAAATTTATTGAAAAGGATAAGCACAAGGATATAGTAAACAATAAAAGTAATTATAACCCAGAACTTGTTGGTTGGGCAAGTATAGCTTGTAGTTATAGTGGGAGTGGTTGTGGATTTGCAGGTGTTGTAAAAACAAAAATAGGAACTAAAAGAAATTACCAAACAGAAGCTATTAATAATATTAATAAACAATTGCCAAAAATTAAATATGTTGAGTTTATTAGTTGTAGTTATGCTGATTTAGATATACCTCCAAATAGTTTAATTTACTGTGATCCACCTTATGAAAATACAAGTGGTTATAAGAATGTTAATAGCTTTGACCACGATTCTTTTTGGCAATGGTGTAGACAGAAAGCAAAAGAAGGGCACACAGTATTTATAAGTGAATATAATGCACCTGATGATTTTTATTGCATTTGGGAGGGTGAATTTAAAAGTAGTTTAAGTGCGAATGGCAAAAGTGGTGGAAATAAAAATAGTACTGAACGCCTTTTTACCTCAATAGCTGCGATAGCAGACAAAGAACGTGGGCAAACTTAATTTGAGAAATTAAAATATATGGAAGAAATGAAACAATTACCTATAACAGAACTTTTGAGAATATATAAAGTTCAAATTAAAACAGATAACATTGATTGTATTAATGATATTAAACTTTTAATAAAGAATAGGGTGTTTGATGATTTCACTATATTTTATGAAGGTGCAAATGGATGTTGCAGTGAGTATAGAAATTCTTTTAGGATATTTACAGAAGATATTTTTGATGCCATAAAAGATATTTTAACAGAAGATGAAAGAAACCAATTAGAAAATTATATAATCCGTGAAATAGACAAAATGTAATGATACAAGAACTAAAACAATATTTAAAAGACAACAAAATAAAACATGAATACATTGATGAATTTATATTTATCAACAACAAGTGTTTTGTATTGGTGGCTCCAAATAAGGAAGGGAAGTTATTCACAGAAGATTTTATTCTCATAACCGATATATCCCCAAAAGAAGATCAATATTATGTATTCAAGTTTGGAGGTAAATGGTATTACTGTGATAATCCTGCAAAGCCTGAATTAAACTTGTTAAAATACATAGGTGAAGTAGAATTATCCTTTGCCCCTACTCCATTTTTAGGCATTCATGGAAAATACGAGATACTTAACGGTTCAAGGGACTATAAGGATTGGTGCAAGAAAGCTAAATTCTTAGAAATAAACACTCTTGGTATATGTGAGAAGAATACTCTTGCCGGAACATTATCATTTCAAATAGCATGTAAAGAAAGTGGAATAAAACCTGTAATCGGAGCAACATACACCGTTGACAGAAACGACTACAAGTATGATGTTAAGTGTTATGTTAAAAACGAAAAAGGCTGGGAGAATATACTCCTTATAAACAAAGAAGTCAGAATATCAAACAATGGGTATATATTTGAAAAGGATTTTCTTAAACTACAAGAAGGGTTGGTTATTGTTGTTGACCCTAAAAGCATAGAATTTGATAAAGTATTTCCATTAGATATAAACAAAGATATTTATTATCAATTAGATACTTGTGAGTACATTAACAACGATAGGGATAAATGGTATTTAGAGAATTTAAAGAAATTCGTACAGTCTGATATATTTCCAATCGTTATAACTGATGCTTACTATCTTGACAAGGAAGATAGCCATATAAAGAAAAAACTCAACCTCATATCAGGCAAAATAGAATATGAAGCTAACAACCAATATTTTAAACCAATAGATGACTATATTACTGAACTGCATAGTCTATTTAACCCAGAGGATGATAGGTTTGTTGATATACTGGAAAGAGCCATTGCGAACACAAAGAACATTTCTAAGGTTTGTGATTTTGAAATACAGACAGGAGTAAAGCACCTTCCTAAATACAAAATGACGAACGAAGAAAAAAAGAAATATAAAAACAATGATGAACTTTTCTGGTCATTAATTGAGGAAGGGTTAAGTAAAAAGGAAAATGTTGATATTGATAAGTATGTTAGTAGGATAGAAAAAGAGGTTGAGATTATTGATCATGGAAATCTGAAAGATTATTTTTTGATTAATTACGATCAAGTAAAGTGGTGCAAAGAAAATAATATACTGACAGGCTTATCTCGTGGTAGTGCAGCAGGGTTCCTTACATCTAATTTGTTGGATATAACTAAATTAGACCCATTTGATTATAATTTAATTGCTGAGAGGTTTTTAACAAAAGAAAGGGCAAAAAATAAAATTGCCGACATTGATATTGATCATGAGCAAGGAAGAAGAGATGATGTAAAAAATTACCTCATAGATAGGTACGGTAAAAATCAATGTTGTTCTGTAGGAACTTACACAACCCTTCAATTAAAGGGATGTATAAAGGAATTAAGTAGGTTAAATAATATTGATTTTGGCACATCTAATATGGTAACAAGGTCATTAAAGTTAGAAGATAAAGAGTGGTCAGATATATTTAAAAGAGCAAGTAAAGATAAAATATTAAAAAACTTTATATTAAAACACCCAAATATTATAAATGATATTCGTTTAATGTTAGGTTGTATAAAATCAGAATCTATCCATGCTTCCGCTTTTATTATTACTCCCGAAGATAAAAAAGTCATGGAATGGATACCGACAAGGAAAGAAATTAAAGATGATAAAGAAATTTATATATCTGAATGGGAGGGGTATGACCTTGAAGATGCAGGGTATTTAAAACAAGATGTTCTGGGATTGTCAACATTAGATCAAATTAAAGAGAAATTTGATTTAATAGAAAAATATGAAGGGGTTAAATCAACATTTGGTAAAATACCATTAGACGACCCTAAAACATTTCATATGTTTTCCGATGGATATAACTGCAATGTGTTTCAATTTGAGGCTGATGGTTTATCTAATTACACAAAACAACTAAAACCATCTAATATAAGCGACATAATAGCCACAGTTGCTTTGTATCGCCCTGGTGCAATTGAAAATAACTTTCATAATGAATACATATTATTAAAGAATGGAGAAAAAGAACCTGATTATTATTGGGGATGTGAAGAGATAACAAAAGATACTTATGGGTTACCTATATACCAAGAACAAATAATGAAAATTTGTCAAGAGGTGGGAGGATTTGATCTTGCATCTACTGACGAGATACGCAGAGGGTTAGGAAAGAAGAAGATAGAAGTTATTCAACCATTTAAAGAAAAGTTTATTGAAAATGCCGTTAAAAATGGTTGTCCAGAAAATGAAGCTATAGATATATGGAATATGATGGAAAAATTTGCTGGATATAGTTTCAATTTATCCCATGCAGCATCTTATGGCATCACAGGATATGTAACCCAATGGATAAAAGCAAATTACCCTATTTATTCATGGATTGTTGGGTTTAGTTATGCCTCAGAAAACGAAATAGCAGGATACATAAGTGAGATACAGAAAACAGGAGATATATTAGTAACACCACCTGAGATAAACACCTCCAGCAATACATTTAAGGCTGATTTTACTAAAAACAGTATTCGCTGGTCTTTATCTTCAATTAAACAATGTGGAGATAAAGCAGTTGAAGAAATATTAGAAATAAGAGAAGAAGGCGAATATTTTTCATTTGATGAATTTCTTAGTAAGCACGATTTTAAAGGAAGTAAAGTAAATAAATTAGTTATAGAGAATTTAGTATTAAGTGGTTCTTTTGATGAAATTGAAAATATTAAAAAACCAACACAACGGCTCAGGTTAATTGAATATTACCGTGATAAATTTAAGGTGAAAGTTGACAAGAGTAAAGATAAATTCCATACCGATGTTGATTATCTTGATGAAGACTGGTGGTGGTTATTGCAACAAAAATTGGTAAGTGGTTTTGCAATATTCCCTTATGAACAGTTGCTTAACGAGGCAATAGAATCAGGTGACAATATAGATGTTGCATTGTTTCAAGATGAAGATATGGAAGGTAAGAATGTTAAGGTTGGAGGATATATACAGAATATAGATGTTAAGAATAGCAAAAATGGAGATTGGGCTAAGATAACTTTAGAAAGTAATTATCAATTTATTATAATCACTGTTTTTCAAAGCGAATGGAACGTGATGAAAAAAGATTTTGAAGATGCAGAAAAGAAAGTTGCATTATTCAGTGGAATTGTAAACAGATATAAAGATAATAATGGTTTAATATTGACTTCTAACAGTGAATATTTAATTTTAGAATAAAATTATTTTGTTTTTATATAAAAAAGTATTATATTTGTAAACTTAAATTTGAACTATGAGACCAAAAGAAAGAATCCCTATATTTATGAAATTTATCAAAGTGGGTTGTAATTTAGATAAGTTAATAAAAGACATTTATAAGTTACCTTTTAAAAAGAAAAAAAGAAAAAAAGTTATTGAAAGCATAAAAGAAAACTTTGATCTAATTGAAGAGTATTGGTTAAATAATTATGATTTAAGATTTTCTCAAGTCTTGGTAAGTTTAAGATTTATTGATAATTTTGTCGGCTTTTGGTTTTATTTAGAAAGCTATGAAATATTAAACCAATTAAGTATTCCAGAAAGGGAATATTACCTTTGGAAAAGTATTTTAAACGAAAAGATGGAGAGGTTAAACACTCCTAAAATACAACCAATTAAGGATTTAACAACTGAACATATAAAGTCAATATTAGAAGGCGGTTTTGTAGATTCTATACCAAAACATAAGAGAATATTGCAAGAAGAACTTAATTTAAGAATTATTTAAAAATAAAATTTAATCATAATGAAACACGAAAGTATATTTATCCACACGCCTTCTAAAACAATAGAAATATTAATAGGTGAATTCGGGAGTGAAGTAGATGGTGACAAATTAACATCTATTGATTACAGTAATCTTTACGGTGAAGCCATAAGTGTTTCCGCTTTACTTAATAAAGTTGGAATACTTAAATCCCAAGCAGAAGATCAATATAACGAAAAGAAATTAGAGTTTGATATATACGAAGCCGAAAGACGAAAAGAAATGAGGAGACAGGCTACTGACAATGGAGGTAAGTTTCAGTACGAAAAAGACGGAGAGTGGATGAAGATGACTGAAAAGTCATTAGACGAAGCTATTATATTAGATAAAGGATGGCAGGTTAAAAAGAAGAATGTGTTTAAAGCACAAAAAGATTTAGGGTTTGTGGATGCTCTGTATTGGGGGATACAAAGCAAGGACAGAAAGTTGAGCGTTATGATGAAGGGTGTGTCTCCAGAGGAATTATCTAATGAAATAGTTGAAGGTAGCATCAACACCCTGTTCATTAAGAAACACAAGAAATTAAGTAACAATTAATCATTACACATATGGAAATTAAAATCAGTGATAAGTACAGATTGGTAAGTCAAGAGGTTGGATTTGATGTGATTGAAAAGGTCGTTAGGCATAAAAATAAAAAAGGAGAAAAAGGTATAAATGCAGAGAAAACAGGAGAAACTTATGAGTCAGACAATGTATTAGGTTATAATATGTCGTTGGAAGGAGCAATTAAAAAACTAATACATTTAACATTGCATACCAAAAAATTAAAATTAACTTTATCTGAATTTCTTGAAGAATATAAAAAAGAAAAAGAAAGAATAGAAGAATTAATCAATGTTTAACAATTAAAATTAATTAAAATGAGTGAATCAATCAGAAATCGCTTTAGAGGAGCAAAATTGTCTAATTTACAAGACACAATTAAAGAAGCAAAATCAAAGTCTTACAGCCAAAACGAAAGGCCAGGATTTCATAATGTAACAAAAGAACCAGGGGTGTATAAATTAAGAATTGCACCTCCACACAACGTGGATACAGGTGTTAGTTTTCGACCGATTCGTACAACTTTCCTAAAGTGTGAACTTCCTAAGTTGGATGAAAATAAAAAAGAAATAGAAGGAGAGGTTGAAATTAGAGGAAAAAAGGTTTTTATTGCTACAATGCATGGAGATTCTATTGAAAAAGACCCTGTAGAGCTCTATATTGAGCACGTTAAAAAACAAGTATATGATCAATATCAAGATAAAGATGAAAGGCAAAAAAGATTAATACCGATTACAGGAAATTTTAAAAAAGGAAAAGATAATATCCCAGGAATCACTCCCCAAACTAATTATGTAGCCTATGCATGGATGAATGGAAGGTTAGGTAGAGTAGAGGTTTATCAGTCCATTATGAACAAAATAGAAGAATTAAATATAGCAGAACAATCAGATGAAGAGATTAAGATAGATATTTTCGCTGACCCCGTAGAACCTATTTTCCTTGTAATAGATAATGACCCTTCAAGGGGAAGCAAGCAGAGATATATTGTATCTAAAGAATCTCCAAATTTTGCTAAGTATTTGAAAGAATATAAGAATAAAGAAGAGGCTATTGAGAAATATGAAAAAGCTTGTGAGGGTTATAAAGTATCAGACGAACAATTAAAAGAACTCCTTGAAAAAGAATCTTTAGAGGAATTATATGTGAATGTTTACACGAAAAGAGATTTTGATCTTGCGCTGAATGGGTTAAAAATTTTCGATGAACAAAATGAATATAAAATTTTTGAAAATGAGGAGTTTTTAAAAGAACTTGAAGAGATTGAAAAACAAGTTCCTGAGAAGACTGAAAAAGAGAATTCAAATGAGGAGAAGGATGTAGAAGATAATTTTAAAAAAACACAAGAGGAACAAGAAGAAAGCGTACAAGAAGATTACACAAAGTGGAGTAAAATTAAATGCAGGAAACATCTTGAGGCTTATATTCTTGAGAATTATGGTAATGATGCAATGTTGCCAGAAAAAGTAGAAGGTGATTTGGATGTTTTGAGGAAGTGGGTTGAGCTTTCTATTAAAGAAGAAGAGCTACCATTTGAAGATTATCAAGAGCAAGAAAAAGATGATTCAAATGAAAAACAAGAAGGATCAAGTAATAATAAAGAAGATGTAAAAGAAGAAAAAGATTTAAATCCTGATTTAAGAGCAAAATTAGAAAAATTAAAAAATAAATCAAAAAAGGGTTAAGTTAGGCGCAATTAAGTGTTTTTAGGTTGGAAGGATGTGAGTTTTATTTGTTTCCTCACATCCTTCTTTTTTAATAAATTTAAAATATTAGAATATGGATCAGTCTATTTTAATTTCAACAGATTGGCATTTAAAGGAAGATAATGTTGATCTAATTAAACATTTAGCTATACAGAAAAGAAATTTAGCTAAAAAATTAGGTATAAAGAAATTGTTCATCTTAGGAGATGTGTTTCATAACAGAATTTCTCAGAAGCAACAAGTATTGTCAGCTTTACATACTATACTTGTTGATATTTTTTATGGATACGAAGTATATATTATTCCAGGAAATCATGACAAAACTGATTATAATTTAAAAGAAAGTTTTTTAGATTGTTTTTCTGCTTATAAAAAAGTAATTAGTAATTATGAATATTTACAATTAGGGGATGTAAGATTTCATTTTATGCCCTTTTTTAAAGAAAATATTTGGATTGAAGAGTTCACTCCAAAATTGAATAATGATTGTTTTAATATACTTTTGACACATATTGCAATAACAGGAAGCAAAAACAATGACGGTTCGTTGGTAGAGTCTTCATTGAATGCAAAAATGTTTGAAAAATTTGATCTTGTTCTTTCAGGACATTACCACAATAAACAAAAAATTGGTGAAAATTTTTATCACATTCCTTCAATATGCCAGCATAATTATGGAGAAGATAAAGAAAAGGGGTTTACAATATTACATAATGACAATAGAATAGAGCTATATAAATCAACCTTTCCTACATACGAAAAGATAATTGTTAATGTGGACGAAAAAAGCAAAAAAGAAATAGATTCTATTGTAGAAAAATATAAAGACAAAGATAATTGTAGAATAGAGTTAATAGGCAGTGAAAGCAATATTAATAGTATTGATAAAAACAAAATACTTTCACAGGGTATTGACGTTAAGGCAAAGATAAATGAAATAGAAGACACATCTATACAAGGGCAAATTACTGAAAAAATAACTGATAAAAGATTAAAAGAGGAATTTAAAGAATTTTGTGAAAAAGAAAAATTAAATTTTAAAGAAGGTTTAGAATTATTAAAAAATTAACAAATATGACAAAAGAAAACACTATTACAATAAATCAAGTAATTTCTAATATTGAAAAAAGATTTGGAAAAGAAGCAATCGCAGGAAAACAAGAAGGGGTTGAGTTTGTTTCTTCTGGCTCAATTTCCCTTGATGTTGCATTAGGAGGAGGATGGGCTAAAGGAAGGATTGCTGAGATATATGGATGGGAAAGTAGTGGTAAGACAACAGTAGCCTTACATCTTGCAGCAGAAATACAAAGGTTAGGTAAGGCTGTTGTTTATATAGATACAGAGAATTCTCTTGACACAGTCTATGCACATAAGTTGGGAGTAAATATTGAAGATAAGGGTGGTTTGTGGTATTTAAGTCAACCGGAAGATGGAGAAACAGCAATTGAAATAGGAAGAGAGTTTGCAAAATCGAAAGATGTAGGGTTAGTAGTGTTTGACAGTGTAACCTCTATGTTACCCCGTGCACAAATACAGGGAGAAGCAGGTGATCAAAAAATGGGGTTGTTGGCAAGATTAATGTCACAATACATGCCAACATTAAAAGACCCGATAAAACGCTCAGGTTGCATTATTTTATTTATCAATCAATTGCGTGAAAAAATTGGAGTAATGTTCGGAAGCTCCGAAACTACAACAGGTGGCAATGCTCTTAAATTTTATGCATCGCAAAGGGTAAAGATTTCAAGAAGCGGACAAACTAAAGACAACAATAACGATATAATAGCTAACGGAACAAAATGTAAAGTGGTTAAAAACAAAGTTGATTTACCTTTTAAAGAGGCGTTATTTAAAATACGCTTTGGGGAAGGTATTGACAAGCTAAGTGAAATTATTGATATAGCTGCAGATGCTAATATTATACAAAAAAGGGGAAGTTGGTATAATTATGGAGACATTAAACTTGGACAAGGTGAAGAGAAAGTAAGAGAACTTTTGAAAGATAATCCTGAACTTGTAGAAGAAATTAAACAAAAAATAAAACAATAATTACTATGTTTTTAAATTCATTATATTTAAAAAATTTTATTTCTTTTGAAGAACAAGAATATGTTTTTAAAAGAGGTGTTCCTGTTTTAATTCAAGGAAAAAATTATTACAGAGAAGGGCAAGAAAGTAATGGAAGTGGTAAAACTGCTTTGCAGGCAGGAGTAGAATATTGTTTATTGAAAACAACTTCACGTAAAGAAAGGGACGTAAATCTTATTCGCAGAGGCTATAAGCAATCTATCTTGAAATTAAATGTAGAATGTCCTATAAGGAAAGAAACGTTGAAGATACTAAGGGAGATTAATTTAAAAGGCTCTTCTACATGCAGGATAGAAATAAATAATGAAGAATTATTTGACACAAAGAAAGGTAATGGAACCAATGACGAAGCAAATAATTTTATTATGAAATGGTTTGCATTTGAAGATAAAGAAGATTTAAAGAATTATTATATAATGAATAAAGAAAGTCACAGATCATTCTTTAAATCTTCTAATACTAAAAAACTTGAATTAATTGCCAGATTATATGACTTTTCAAGTATAGATAATGCGGTTATAAAATTAAATAATAAAATATCTGAAAAAGAAAAAGAAGTTTCAAAGTTACAAGAAGAAATTTATAAAATAGAAGGTAAGATTGAAGCAAATGAAGAAAGTATTGAATCTTCGTCTTCTAAAAAAGATTGGGAAAAGCAAAAAGAATTAAAAATAAAAGAAAAAGATGTTGAGATTATAAATGAAGAAAAATTATTAAAAGAATTAGAAAACGATATATTTAAAAATAAAAAGGAAAAAGATTCATTACAAAATGAAATTGGTAAAATAAATAATGAAATTAATGAAGTTACAAAAGATTTAAAGGAAAAATCAAAAGAGTTTGAAGGAAATATTGAAAAACTTGAAGCAAAAAAGGAAGATAGTCAATCTTTAATAGATGAAAGCAATGATATTAAAGATAGCTATAATCAAGAACTTGAAAAAATAAACAAAAAACTTTCTTCTATTAACAAAAATTTGATGGATTCTGTTGTTTGTCCAAATTGTGAATTTGAATTTTTACCGGGAAAAGATGTTGATGTAAAAGAAGAAGAAAAAAGGAAGAATGAAATTGAAGAAAGTCTTAAGTCTATTAATAATAGCATTAAGGAATGTCAAGAGTTAATAGATAACGGAAAAGAGCAAAAATTAGCCTTTAAAGAAAAAATTAAAAATGAACAAGAGAAAAAACAAATTAAAACTAAAAAAATAAGAGAATCTCTTGAATCAATTGAAGAAAATTTAAATACAAAAAAGAAAAATCTTTCAAGTGTTGAAGAATCTATTTATGCCAAAGAACAAAAAAAGAAAAGATATAGTGATAATATAAAAACCATTAAGGAAGAAAAAGCAAATATTATAAAGGAGGAATACAATGATAAATACATTTTACAATTAAAAGAAAAAAATAAAGAATATTTAACAGATAAAACAAACAAAGAAGATGAAGTGTCTTTAATAGAAGAAGAAATAACATCTTTAAAGAAATGGATTAGCGATTTTAATAAATTTAAAATGTTTCTTTCTAATAAAGTCTTATTAATTATTCAAAATAAAATTAATAAATGTTTAAAAGATATGAAAAGCGAATTACGTGTTAAAATTGAAGGATTTAAGCAAAATTCTGATGGAACACTTAAAGAACAGATCACTCCTTATGTTTTAGATAATTCAGATATTTGTTCTTTTAATAGTTTTTCAGGAGGAGAAAGAGCGAGATTAAATTATGCAGAAATTGTAGCAATACAAGAGCTTATAAACAATTCTCATCCTCACGGAGGGTTAGATTTAATGTGGGCTGATGAAATTAATGAAGGATTAGACCCACTGGGTACTGTTAATGTGCTTAAATCTTTAAAACACTTAAATAAAACTATTTTGTTAACTACCCATGTTTCGGTTGATGATATGTATGATAATAAAATAGTTGTGGAAAATAGAAATGGGGTAAGTAAAATACAAACAAATTAATTATATTTATAAACCTTTAAATTAAAAAAAATGGAAATATTAAATTCTATATTGTTTTCTTCTATTATTGCGATAGCAGTGGTTTTTGGAATGGTTTACGTTAATAAGTATAAATGGATGAGGTATCACGAAAAAGCTGTTGGGGTAACTTGGGCTAATTTAAGCAAGGAATTAAGAATATTAATCAGATCATTTATGATTATTATAGGATTCTCCTGGTGTTCAATTGCCATAATAACTGTATGTTTTTATCATCTAACAAAGGATATACCTATATCTATAATTCCAATATTTTTGATGAATATAGGGACATTTATTGGGTCTTTTAAGTTAAAGTTTGATACAAGAGGTAATCCTCCTGTATGGTTGTCTCTTTTATTATTTATTATTATGATATTTTTAGTTTTAAATTTTTAATATATATTATGAAAATATTAGCAATAGATCAAGGAGACGTTGAAAGTGGTTATATTATTATGACAGATAAAGAAGAGATTATAGAAAAAGGTAAAATAAATAATGAAGAATTATTAAAAATCATTAAGCGCAATAATATAACAGAGCTTGCGATAGAAAAAATTAAAAGTTTTGGAATGTCTGTTGGTCAGACAACTTTTGATAGCTGTGTGTGGGCAGGCAGGTTTATACAATGTTTTTTGGATAATGGAGGAGTAAGGTTTCAGGAGATACCCAGAAAAACTAAAGAAGGAGTTTGTAAACATATTTGCAAGAACTCTAATGCAACAGATTCAAATATTCGACAGGCATTGATTGATCGTTATGAACCTAATTTAAAACCACGTCAACGACCAAAAAATAAATTAAAAGGGGTATCAAAGGATATTTGGTCAGCATTGTCCATATGTGTAACTTATATAGATAAATTTATTAAAAAAGAGGAGGGATAGATGTCAAATAATTTTAAATGCATTGATTGTGATAATTATTTTTTTATACCAAATTATTATTACAAGATTAATGCTAAAGATGGTCAAGTTGAATGGTACGATAAGTATGATAGAATTAAATGTAACAAATGTAACTCAAAAAACATACAATCTTTATCCAAACAAGGATATGGAGCTCCATTTATCGGTAAATTCAGAGGAATGACATCTTTTGAAAAAAAACAAGTATTAAAAAAACGTGCAGCTCAAAAAGCAAAAACAGATTCAGAGATATTGGATCGTAAAGCACATAATAATAATAAATTTAAAGGAATATAAAGATGATAACAAAAGAAAAATTTAAAATCATTAAGGATATAATTTCGTGGGAAGTAAAGGTTATATACATTGAAGATTTGGGTTTTTTTAACCCTGAAAAATTCACCCCCTCCTATAGCCAAAATGGAATTGAATTCCATGAACTTGAAGGGTATGATATAACACATCTAATTGATAACTTTAGTTCAAATTATGATTCTAAAAAATTTATTTCACAAATTGAAAAAATGAACAAAATTCATTTAAAAATACATAAATCAATAAAATTTATTGTGTTCATGTGAAAACAATGTAAAAATAATGAATTTTTATTAATTTATATAAAAGTGGTTTCTAAATAGTTACCACTTTTTTTATATTTTTTTTAAAAAATAATTGTAAAAATATTTTGTTTTTATATATAAAAGTATTATATTTGTATTGTATTTTAATATTTTTTAAACCTAAAAACGCAAGAATTATGAAAGCAACAGAAATTAATTTAAAAAAAGACGGTTTTAATTTTAACTGCAACACTTATCCAGCTCGCTCACATTACAGGTTTACCATGCGCTTAGGATGTGTTTTTCCTACAACAAGAGCACAAGCAAAATACTTTATTACAGAAGATATTTGGTTAGATGTATTAAACGGTGATGATGTTGAAACGGTTGAATCTATGCTTGTTAAGCATGGATTTGAAGGGGATTACAGATTTACAAAATCAAAAAAATGGGTTAGGCTTCAAAACCAAATTGATTTACACGAAGCATTAAAAAAAGAATATAACTTATGAATAACGAGCAATCAAACGGGCAACAAAAATTATTTCATATACAAAATATTAAATTTTATAAAATGAAAACAAAGAACGAAATTATTAAACAGTAAATAACATTGATATGAAAAATAAAAATAACAATACAATAGAAACTGAGACCATACCGTATGATGCGATGTTAGCAGCTGATCTTTTTAAGAGTGGGAAGGCATATTATTGTCAGCATTACCCAAGCCGTGAAGAGTGGCTTATACTTGGCATAAGTAAAGACTTTAAAAAAGTGTGTGTTGCTGGTTGGCCTCCAACAATTGCTAATGCGGAGGATTGTGAATTATGGAAACTTGCAAGGGATTTGACAGAAGATGAAATTGAATATAGACAAAAAGAATTTGGCAGCGGGTGGCTTTAGGCTTGCTGCTAACCATTATATATAAAATCAACAACGAAATAAAATAAATTATTAACCAACAATGCTGAATAAATATGCCGATAATGGCGTTTGATGTATTGTTATAAAAAATGTTTTTATGAAAGATGTAGAGATAGTGTATTGGGGTAAAACACCTTTAACAAACATAGATGTATATATGTTAAATATAATTAATGAAGATGGAACTAAAACACCTGTTTATAGTAATGATAGGGTGTTTGAGGATGTACGGTTGATGTGTGATTATGAAACGGCAACAGCTAAAAAAGTAGAACTGTTAAATGTTTTATAACGGTAAGCATAAGGCAAGTGCCTAAACGAATATTGAATAAATGGACTACAACGTTGAGCGTATGCGCCTGTTGGCGTTTTGGTTGAAATTACAAACCTTAAAAACAGACAAATGATAAACGAGATACGAAACGACAAAAGTAAGATGGCTATGCAGTATGACACATTGTTATGCCCCGTTATTTTAGACGCCTGCTGTGGTAGTAGAATGTTTTGGTTTGACAAGAAGAATCCAAATTGTTTATTCATAGATAAACGAAGCGAGACAGTAACAGCAAAAGACAGCAGTCAAAAAAGTGGTTTAAGAACTATTGAAGTAAAACCTGACTTGATTGCGGACTTTACAGATATGCCTTTTGAAGATGAGCAATTTGCAATGGTGGTATTTGACCCACCACATCTAAAAACCCTTGGACAAAATAGCTGGATGGCTAAGAAGTATGGAAGATTGCCTAATGATTGGGAATATATGATTGCAAAGGGTTTTGATGAATGTATGCGAGTGTTGAAACCAGAGGGAACTTTAATCTTCAAATGGAATGAGCACGAAATTAAATCAAAGCAGGTTTTAGACCTAATACCTTATAAGCCACTTTTTGGACATACAACAGGGAGACAATCTAAAACAATTTGGATGGCTTTTATGAAGGGTGTCTCCTAAGTAATTTTTATTGTACCTATTTAGGTGTTATTTTTTACGAATTATTAACCATAAAATTTTATAAAATGAAAACACATATTATCCCAAGAAGAAAAGGAAAAACAACCGAACTTATAAAAAAATCCGCTGAAACTGGTGACTATATAGTTTGCCATAAACTTGATGAAGCGAATAGAATACAAGTAGAGGCTCAAGAAATGGGACTACAAATACCACTACCAATCACTTATGATGAATTTTTGAAGAAACGATATTACGGAAAAGATATCAGCGGTTTTTTGATTGATAATGCAGATATGTTCTTGCAATCACTTTCAAATGTGCCAATAAACAGTATTACAGTTAGCTCTTAATTGCGCACAACTATTATATATAAAACCAACAATGTAAACATTTGAATATGAATGTAAAACACAAATCAACTTTAGCAAATTTCAAAACAATTATTAACCATAAAATTTTATAAAATGAAAACAATAAAAACAAACGATACAACAACAATTAAACTTCACAAACTTCCAACTTCAACTCTTAAAGAAATAATAAGTTTGCAAGAAAACACCCCAGAAAGTAATATTATATGTAGAGAATGTTACGAAGAGCTTCTCAAAAGAGGAAAAATTAAACCAAAATTTGAAACTAAAAATGTAAAAAAACGATAAAATTTAAAAACAAAGATAAAATGATAACAACCAATATAAAAATAAAAAATGAACCTGAATTCCATCAAAACACATCTATTGAATTTACAGATTCAGGAATGATACTAAGGGTTTCAATTAATATCCCCTATTCTTTAATTAAATATCTACCATATTGCAATGTATCAAAAGGTAAAGAATTGTGGGTTTATGCTTTAAGCAAAGAAATTAAATCTGGTGCAATTAAAAAAGAAAGAGTTCAGCAATTACATAATCATTTAATTAAAAATTGTATGATCATTATAAGAGAAGCAAAAAAGAAACACCTCAATGATCAAATTTTAAAAATTAAAAACAGACAACCTAAACAATTAACTTTTTTTAATTAATTTTACATTAAAATCTTAAATATAAGAGGGTTTTTGTGAATAATAGTATAAAGTTATTATTTAACTTTAATCTTTCTTATATACCTTTAAAAACCATTAAAAATTTAACAATTATGGCAACACAAAATCTATTTGAAAAGATTGTAAAAGACTACCAAGAAGAAATTTTTAAATCATCCGGGAAACAAATAACAAGAGAGCAAGCCATTGAAAGTCTCAAAAATCATGGAATATATAATCCTAACTGTGATAATATTAATAAAATTGAAAAAAACAACATCATAAAATAAGATTATATATGGGGAAAGGAAATAAAAAAAGAACACCTCTAAATGAAAGATTAATGTTATATAATCAAAAGTATGGAGATAAAAGGTTCTATCTTTATAATATTCACATTAATCAAAAAGCTGTTATAGAGAATCAATTCTACCTCCTGGATTTGTATGATATATGTATATTTCAAGCAGTCAAAGAAATATCAGGAGGAGGATTCTGTGGGAGAATGGAAGATGAATTAGGAGTGTGGTATAATATAACAGAAAATTTAATAATTAGTTACGTTCCTATAATAGGAATTACAAACAAAACAGCAATTTCTAATAGATTGGTTAAATTAGAAGATTATAAATTAATAGAAAGAAACCCAAAAAATTCTCCAGGTAGAAAGAAATATTTGAGGCTTGGTTCAAATGCCCATAAACTAACATTTTGCGAACATAAGTAAATTCTAAATAATATTTAAATATTATTATAATAAATAATAAATATTATTTCTATTAACTTTAAATATTATTATAATTTATCGAATATATATATAATATAATAATATAGAAAAATAGGTAAGGGAAGCTAACGCTTCTAATCTTTTTTTTTAAAAAGAAAAAAATAAATGTATATATTAAGAGATTATCAAAAAGAAGCAAGTAGAAAAGGATATGAATATCTCATCTCTAATAATAAAAAGAATGGATTAATTATTATTCCAACCGGAGGAGGAAAAAGCCTCATCATAGCAGATATAGCTTCTAAATTAAATGAAAAAATAATAGTTTTACAGCCTTCTAAAGAACTTTTAGAGCAGAACTATAATAAATACCTCTCTTATGGTAACGATGCCACTATCTATTCAGCATCTAAGAAATCTAAAGAGATAGGAGAAGTTACTTTTGCAACAATTGGAAGTATATATAAAAATCCTGAATTATTTTCTCATATTCCTTATATAATATGGGATGAATGTCATATAGGATCACCCAATGAAAAGAGTATGCATAAACAATTTTTTAACAATATTGGAGTTAAACTATTAGGAATGACAGCTACTCCATTTAGATTGAAAAGTTATAATTATCCTGAACCTCATTCTAAGCTTTGTTTTCTAACACGTACACGGCCTAAGTTTTTCCATGATGTTGTACATATAACTCAAATACAAGAGTTAATAAATGAAGGGTTTTGGAGTAAATTAATATATAAAAAACATGAATTTGATACTTCTAATTTAAAGGTTAATTCAACTGGTGCAAATTATAAAGAATCTTCTATAAAGGAAGAAATATCAAAACAAAACATCATAGAAGAAGTTGTAAAAGAGGCAAAGCAATTAAAAGATCGTAAACATATTCTTATATTCTTACCAGATATTAATTCAGCTTTGCAATGCTCAAGAAGGTTAAATTGTAAAACCTTAACAAGTGAAACAAAAAAGAAAGAAAGAGATAAAATAATTGAAGATTTTAAAAGTGGAAAAGAAAAATTTTTGTGTAATGTTGAAATAATGGGTGTTGGGTTTGATTTTCCTTCATTAGATTGTATTATTGATGCCTATCCTACAATGTCTTTTGCAAGATATTATCAACGTATTGGAAGACTTGTAAGGCCTGAATCAACAAAGAAAGATGCTTTATATGTTGACATGGTGGAAAACAGTAAATTGTTTGGCAAGGTAGAAGATTTTGTCATAGAGAATGTAAATGGATGGTATGGATTTAATGGCAAGAAGATAATCACAAATGTCCCTTTGGTAAAGAAAGAAGAAGTTCCAGATTTAGATAATATAGAAATAGGTTTTGGAAAGTTTAAAGGAACAAAATTTAAAAATCTTCCAAATTGGTATCTAAACTGGGTCAAGGATAATGTAAAAAAGAATCAATATAATCAATCGTTGTTTCAATACATTAATATTATTTTTAAAAAATAATTGTAAAAATATTTTGTTTTTATATAAAAAAGTATTATATTTGTATTGTATTTATTTTTTTAACCTAAAAACAAAAAAATTATGACACGTACACAATTAGTATCAGAGATGGCAAAAGCATTAAAAGACAATTATGATTGTATAATGAAAATAGATGCTATCAAATGGTTAAAAGACCTTTATCCAAATACAAGTTTAACGCTAAAAATTAACGCTTATCATTTAGCTTATGAAGACTAAAAAGAAACTAATAGACATACCAGAAAAAAATCCTCGAAGATTTACAAATAAAAGCGGTTAAAGCAAAGAAACTTCTCAAAAATTATATTGAGGGCTTACTTGTAAAAGACGTGCGAGGCAAAAGAATTAACTAACTTTTTTTAATTAATTTTACATTTACAAAACTAAATTAGAATGAAAGTATTAATAGCTTGTGAATATAGCGGAACAGTTAGAGAGGCATTTTCCAAATTAGGACATGACGCTTGGAGCTGCGATATATTAGAAACTGAAATACCTGGCAATCATTACAAGGGTGATGTTAAGGAAATTCTTTGCGATGGTTGGGATTTAATGATAGCACATCCACCCTGCACTCATTTAGCCGTAAGCGGTGCAAGATGGTTTAAGTACAAACAGAAAGAGCAGGCAGAAGCGTTGGAGTTTGTTCGGTTGCTTTTAGACGCACCTATTGAACAGGTAGCACTTGAAAATCCAATAAGCATTATTAGCAGCCAAATAAGAAAGCCAGATCAGATAATACAGCCCTGGCAATTTGGACACGGTGAAACGAAGGCAACCTGTTTATGGCTGCAAAACTTACCGAAACTGCATCCGACAAATATTGTAGAGGGTAGGGAGAAAAGAATTTGGAAAATGCCACCTACCCCTGATAGATGGAAAGAACGAAGTCGAACATTTGAAGGAATTGCACAAGCTATGGCAACTCAATGGGGCGTTTGATAGAAGTACAGACGTAGCCATATTATGCACAAACGTGCCGACTGTATGTTGTCGGTTTTTATGCGATTTTAAAACCCAAATATTATAATATTATGAGCTCACATGAATTATTTAAGAAACATTTTGGTAACCAGATAGCGGTTGACTTGAAACACCCTAACATTGAAAATTTTTTTGAAGAACTAAACGAAGAATGCTTGCAGGAAGATAAGCATAAAAAATGCAATATACAGCATGTTAGCAGCCGTGTTTTTTTTTGACCATTTTTTACCGAAAGTCACCAAGCTAACTTTGATTGAAAAATTAGTGCTAAAATTTAAGAAGAAACTCCTTTATAGAGACGAACTGGAATTAATTACCATCGTCTATAAAAAATGGAGAGGTAAAACCTACGTACTTGATAGTTTTTATAATCCACCCGATCATTTTAATTGCAGGTGTTTTTTACGAATTTAAAAATGATAACAGTATGAAAAATTTAATAAAAGAACTAAACAATCTAAGACCAACAAAAGAACAAGTAAAAGATAAACCTGCTTACTATGCTTTTGGTTATGTAGATGCTATAAATGCTGCAATAGAGTTAGTAAAAAATAACGAAGTGGCGGTTTGCGAAAAATGCACACACTATAATAAAGAACAAAAGCCTGAAATATGCAGAAGGTGCTTTAGTAATTCACATTTTATTGAGCAAACTTAATGCTAACGGGATGCGGCTAAAATTTTAAAATAGATACAATGAGGATTACACGCACACATTCGATTAAAAGCAAATACTTAGCAATGATTTATGACGCATTGTTATATGTTGTATTTGCTGCTTTTGAATTTATACACTACCAGCATTATAAGCAAACTTGGAACGGTAAGAAACGTTTAAAAACAATACAAATTACAGGAATAAGAAGTGCTTTATGTGATGATGTTAGCCAACGAATCAGAATAAAGTTTTACTGGAAGGTAGGCAAATATTACATATAACGGTATAAAGACTAAAATAAATGGGTGGAAATAACGATTATTTAAGCAGAAAAGAGTCATGCAATATACACGGTGTTAGGGTTAGTACCTACATAATTTGCTCGGCAATACATTTTGTAAATAACAAGAAATACCCACACCAACCAAAGAATATAAAGACAGGGATAGTAGTTGCAGGACGTAGACACCATAATGTATTTACAAGTATGAGTGCGTTGGGTGTTGACCATAAAGACTATGATGCAGTAGTGCAAGGGTTTTTAACTAATGATGATAGGTTTGTTGACCGTGAAGAGGGTGGGCGCATTGCCTACGAAGCACGGCAGATTAATAAGCTAACAAAAAGGTTGTTTAGTGAGGATTTGTATTAACCATAACGAATGGGTATAAGATGTAGTGATAGCGACCCGTAGGGTGCATTTTATACCGTGTTATCTACTGGCACGGTAAATACAGTAGAATGTTAATTAAAAGTACTAACGTAATAATTTATAAAAATGTGGGATGGACAATATGCTTTTGAAAAAAGCAAAATAATACAAGGTGACTGCCTTGAAAAAATGAAACTAATACCTGATGGAAGTGTTGATATGATACTTGCGGATTTACCTTATGGAACGACTGCTTGTAAATGGGACAGTATTATTCCCTTGGATTTGCTTTGGAAAGAGTACGAGAGGATTGTCAAAGAAAATGGAGTTATATGCTTAACTGCAAGCCAACCATTTACAACAAAACTTATTGCAAGCAATTACGGTATGTTTAAGTATGAATTTATTTGGAATAAAGGCAAAAGCTCAAACTTTATGCTTGCAAAAAAGCAAATACTTAAAATGCATGAACAAATATTAGTGTTCTATCGTAAGCAACCATTCTTTAACCCACCAAAAATAAAAAGGTGTGAAAAAGATAAACGACCAGCAAATGTAAACAACATTAAGGTTGTTGAGGTTACTGGACAAAAAAGAATAGTTGTTGAATGTAAAAGTAATGAAAAATTAGAAGGTAGTGTATTTGAACTTAGAGATAGAGAGTATGGCTTGCACCCAACACAGAAGCCAACAAGACTCTTTGAAAAGATGATAAAGACTTACACAAACGAAGGCGACATAGTACTTGATAATGTTGCAGGAAGTGGAACAACAGGAGAAGCCTGTATAAACCTAAACAGAGACTTTATACTAATTGAAAAAGAACCTAATTATTACGAAGTAATAAAAGAGAGGGTGGGGAAGATTTTTAAAAATTATGGGCTTGACCTACAATCTTTATTAAATGAGCAAATGTAGTGCTTGTGGGTAACGGTAACTTGTAAGGTGTCGTGGCTGCCTTAATCAAAGCCACACAATTTCAAATTTAAAATAAAATTAGATATGACTACAAAAAATTCAAAAACTACTGAAATCTATACACAAGTAAGCACTAATGTATTACATAAACTACCATTAGCATTATGATAACAGCATATACAGACGGTTCAGCAAGTGTAAAATCTATGAAAGGGGGATGTGGTTCTTGGATTAAATATAAAGACAGCAAAGAACATTTCATCTCCAAAGGATTCTACCCAACCAAAACGGGACGTATGGAATTAATGGCAGTCATTTTAACCCTACAATCTATAAAAGACAAAAGTGAAACTGTATTAATATACAGTGATAGTAAATATGTTGTGAATACAGTAATGCAAGGATGGTTGGATAAATGGGAAAGAGAATTCTGGCAAAACAATAAAAATACTGATATTTGTAAGGTTTTAAAAGAAGAATTATTTAAATTTACCTTATCAAACGGAAAAGTCATATTAAAGCATATAAAAGGACACCAGGATAATCTTCAAGATGAACATATTTATGGTAATAATGTAGCTGATGCATTGGCAGATTTGCATAATTTCACAGAATTTGAAAAGGATTTAGAAGTAACCAGAGAAGAAATAAATGAAAGTGAGTTAAAATTTTATAATAAAGAAAATGGACAAAAGTAAAGAATACGTAAAGATGTGCCAAGAAGCACAAGAGTTACAGGAAATATTTGATAATGGTGGATGTATTGAAAATGCAACTCATAGTGCCGTCTGGCTTCCACGTCAAGATCAATTACAAGAAATGTTAAACGATGAAGGTTTATATGATTTTATAGGTGGTTTAAATTTAAATTGGAGGTGATAATGATAAAGAAATAAATGGTGAATTGATGTTAGCTCTGCAGTATTTTTTTATATTCTCCTGATTGTATATTTCAGGAACATAAAGCAAACAATGAGGAATGGTATGGTAAGAAATTATTAAAACAAATAAGAAAAGAATAAAAAAACAATGAAAGATTCGAAATATCAATTAGCAATATACGATGAATACGATAACACAAATAACAATATCTGTATAGAGGCGACAGCAGGTTCTGGAAAGACAACTACGATTTTAAACCTCCTCAAAAGAACACCTCCATACAAGAAAGTTATATTTTGCGCTTTCAATAAATCAATACAAGAGGAGTTATCCTCACGAGTACCTGATCAGGTCAAAGTATCAACAATACACTCCCTGGCTTATTCTATACTTAGATATAACATTAAGGCAAACTTTAAACTAACAGAATACAAGAATTATCAACTCGCTTTAAAGTTAGTTAAGAAGAAATTCAAAAAGGATTCATTAAAACAATCATATCTATTCACTATAAGCAACATAGTAGATTTATATAGGATGAATCTTTGTAAAAACAAAGAGGAATTAATTACAATATTAGACCAAAGAACGATAGATTACAGCAAGGGAGAATTAGAAGATGCATTGAAATTAATAAAATACCTTGAAACCTATAATAAAGAAAACCACGACACCTTCCTTATTGATTTTACAGATATGTTGTGGTTAGTTAAAGAATTGGTTCCAGAGCATAAATTCCCAAGATACGATGTAGTGATGGTAGATGAGGGGCAAGATTTGAATTTACTGCAACACCACATAATAAGTAATATAGTAAAACCAAGTGGCAGAATAATAGCCGTGGGGGATTCACAACAATCAATTTACAGTTTCATGGGCTCATCACCAGAGGCTTTTAATAAATTAAAAGAAAAACCCAAAACAACATCTCTACCTTTATCTGTAACTTATAGGTGTTCAAAGAAAATAGTAGAAGAAGCACAGAAAGTATTCCCGGATAAGATAGAATATTTTGAGGAGGCAAGTGAAGGTATAGTAAGAAAAGGCTCACTGAACGAATTAAAAGAGGGAGATTTTTTATTATGTAGAAACAACCTCCCTTTAATGGAAGCCTTTATAGACTTACTAACACAAGGAAAGAAAGCACATATAATGGGTAAAGATTTTTCAAAATCACTACTTAGAATTATAAGAAAGGTAGAATCTTCAGGTAAAGAACAAGCAAATGAAGTATTTAAAAAGATGTTAAATGAAAAGTGGGAACAGCTTAAAGAAAAAGGTGTTCATAATATATCAAACAATGCATCATATATAACACTTAAAGAAAATATAGAGATAGTTAAGATATTGGCTAATGCTTACGGTGGTTATGAAAATCTTGAAAGTAAGATGGATGAAATATTCACAGACGACCAAGAAGGAATTACGTTATCTACAATACACAAATCAAAAGGACTTGAGAGTGAAAGAGTGTTCTTCTACATGCCAGAATTACTTCCAAGTAAGTATGCTAAAACAGATTTAGAATTATTTGCAGAAAAATGTCTTGAGTTTGTAGCAATAACAAGAGCAAAGAAAGAGCTTGTTTATGTAAAAGCTATAACTAATAGAAACGAAGTAAAATCTAAAGAAAAATTTGAAGAAAACATTAAAGATGCTGTTATTTAAAAACATTATAAATAAAATAAATTTTTAAGGCTTTATATATAATGTTATTGTTAAATTTATTAATTTTATAACATGAAAAAAATTACATTCCAGGTACCAATATTGACTGATAAAGAAACAGTTACATTTGTAAATGCAGATAAAATAAAATCATTAAAAGGACTATTACCTCAGAAAGAAGTATTTAATCAATACATTCAAGATCAAAAAGAAATGATGGACAATGGCAAAGAATTTCACACAATGAAAATAATGGTAGGATTAGCTAAATTTGAAGATTTAAAAAAGGAGTTAAATGGTAAGATGCCAGGACAAAAAGAATTTGATAAATGTATAGATATAACCGTTAATGAGATACCTTTGATACAGATAATGACTAAATAAGATAATGAGCAACGTAAGATTCATATCAGACTTACATTTAGGGCACGAAAACCAGGCAATTAAACGCCGTGGATTTCCAGATATTTACAATCATGATGAATACATTATAACAAGATGGAATCTTACCGTACATAAGAAAGATTTAACTTTTATCCTTGGTGATCTGACAATGGAGAAATGCACTTACGAAAACTTTAAAAGATTAACAGGTAGGAAAGTGATTGTCGGGGGCAACCACGACCCAAAGGGAGCAGCCAAGTATTTGTTAGATAACCAACTAATAGAAGCATATATCGGGTGCATGAAGTATAAATCAAAACAATATGGAAAATTTTGGCTGACACATATCCCCATCCATCCTAAAGAACTTGATTATAAGGTGAATTACAACATACACGGACATATTCATAATGGTAAGATAGAAGATAAGAGATATATCAATGTATGTGCAGAAGTAATTGATTACAAACCTAAATTATTAAGTGAATTAATGCATGAAAAATAAAAAAGTAAGAAAAATATCAGTATCGAAAAGCGGATTGATATATAAAAAGTTGGATATAGACAATCAAACCATAGGGCTTTACCTTCCTAAAGAAAAAGAAAAAGCAGATAAACTAAAGGAATTCTATGAGAAAAAAATGAGAGAGATGGGGGTTAAATTAACATACAAAGAAGATATTCATCACAAAAAACCTTTTTGGAAATTTTGGGGAAAGCTTAACAATTACAGTATAGCAGTTTATAAGACAGTGTTTCCTGTAAGGGTAACAGATTCAGAAAAACCAGAAGATATAAATTAAATTAAAAAATTTGGAACTAAATTCAGTATTGATATTTAAAAGATAAGAATGTACACAAAAGAACAAGTGATTGAAGCAACATTAGATTACTTCAAAGGAGATGGCTTTGCAACAGATGTTTTTGTAAACAAATATTGTTTAAGAGACAGAGACGGCAATTATCTTGAAAAAACACCTGATGATATACACAGGAGATTAGCGAAGGAATTTACAAGAATAGAGCAAAAATACCTAAATCCATTAAATGAAAAAGAAATATACAGTCTACTAAAAGACTTCAAATATATAATACCTCAAGGTTCTCCAATGGCAGGGATAGGTAACAATCACCGATTACTTAGTCTTTCAAATTGTTTCGTAATTGATTCTGCTAAAGATTCATATACAGATATAATAGATACAGAAAAAAGGCAAATATATTTAATGAAGCGCAGAGGAGGTGTTGGACATGATCTTTCAAACATAAGACCGAAAAATGTAAAGACAAGTTCTGTGGCAGAAAAAAGTTCAGGTATTGTACTGTTTGGAGAGAGATATAGTAGAGGAACAAGGGAGGTAGCTCAAGATGGTCGCAGAGGAGCACTTATGTTATCTATATCAATAGATCATCCAGATGCAGAAAGTTTCATAGATGCTAAACTTGATAGAGGAATGATAACAGGAGCAAATATATCAGTTAGGCTTTCTGATTCATTTATCAAAGCAGCTCTAAAAGGAGAAGAATATGAAGCAACATACACCAATCATCAAGGGGAATTTAAAACAAAAGTAAATGCAAAGAAGTTATGGGATAAGATAATCCATAATGCATGGAAGTCAGCAGAACCAGGTGTTTTATTTTGGGATAATATATTAAGGGAATCAATTCCTTCGTGTTATGGAGATGAATGGAGAGAAACGAGCACAAACCCGTGCTCCGAAATTCCTCTCTGTCCATACGATAGTTGTAGGTTAATGGCGATCAATTTATACAGTTATATTGAAGAACCATTTACAGAAAAAGCAAAATTCAATTTTGAAAAATTTAAGAAACATGTAAGAATAGCTCAAAGGTTGATGGATGATATAGTTGATTTGGAATTTGAAAAGATTGACAAAATATTGCATCACCTTGAAAATGATCCTGACAAGGAAGCAAATAACGTTGAAGAAATAAGACTATGGAAAGAGATAAGGAGAAAAGGGGAACAGGGACGTAGAACAGGGTTAGGTATAACTGCCGAAGGTGACATGATAGCTGCAATGGGGTTGAGATACGGAACAAAAGAAGCAACAGAGTTAAGTATAGAAGTACATAAAACTTTAGCTGTAGAAAGTTACAAATCATCCATTGAGATGGCAAAAGAAAGAGGTTGCTTCCCTATTTGGGACTATGATAAAGAAAAAAGAAACCCGTTTATAAACAGAGTAGAAGAACAATTAGCTTGGAATAAATTAAATGAATCAGATGATGAATATTGTTTATTATATAGAAAATATGGACGTAGAAACATAGCCAATCTAACCATCGCACCAACAGGAAGTGTAAGTGCTTGTTCACAGACAACTTCTGGAATAGAGCCAGCCTTCTTAATATATTACAAAAGAAGGAGAAAGGTGAACCCAGAAGATAAAGACCAAAGAGTAGATTTTATAGATGAAACAGGGGACAGTTGGCAAGAATACAACGTATTTCACCATAAGTTTGTTGAGTGGTGGAAGGTTAATTTCGCACCAGATCACACATACCAGGAAGCACTTTCAAAGCTTCAACAATTAAAAGATCAAGAAATAGAAGAACTGATAGAAGAATCTCCTTATTATAAAGCAACTTCTAATGATATAGATTGGGAAGAAAGTGTAAAACTTCAAGGAGAGGTTCAGAAATGGGTGGATCATAGTATATCTAAGACTGTGAATGTTCCAGAAAATACACCTGTAAGTATTATAGATAACATATATCGTAAAGCATATGAGTCAGGATGTAAAGGAGTGACTGTTTACAGAGATGGATGTAGAAGCGGGATTCTTGTAAACAACAAGGATGAAAGTAAGGGTGAATTTGAATACAAAGATGCATTTAAGAGACCGGAGGTAACTGATTGTGATATATATCACAAAACAGCTTTAAAGAAGGATTGGACTGTATTGGTTGGCAAGGTGGGAAACAACCCTTATGAGATATTTGTTTTAAAGCAGTTAGAAAATTCAGCCTTTCCTCACAAGATAACTAAAGGAAAAATAAAGAAAAATAAAAGCAAAAATTATTCCTTAATAGGTGTAGACAAAGATAAAAGATATACAATAGATAACATAATTAATTATATGTTGCCAGATGAGAGGGTGAACACTCGTAAGGTATCGTCAATGCTAAGACATGGAATGCATCCTGAACACATAGTATCTCAAATAAGAGAATATGCTTCAATAACAAGTTTTGATAAAGTTGTTGAGAGAGTATTAAAGAATTACACAGAAGAAAAAGAAGAAAAATGCCCTAATTGTGGAGATAAATTATTAAGACAAGAGGGGTGTGTAAAGTGCACTAATTGTACATATAGTGTTTGTGGTTGATTTTTAACATTATCTAATTATCAATCAATAATTTATAAATTTTTTTTATATTTTTTTTAAAAATAATTGCAAAAATATTTTGTTTTTATATAAAAAAGTATTATATTTATATGGTAGATAATTTTGATTTGATTAAGCCAATGTTAAAATTTGAATCGGAAGATGATTTTTACTTCATTCAAATTTTACAAAGGAAGAAAGATAACCCTAATGGGTGTAATGGAAGTAGTAATAGTGCCAGGTTAATAAAAGCATATTACATCAACTCAATAGAACATTTGGAAAGTTTAAAAGATGAGATGGTATTTTTTGCCAATCATTTTAACTCAAGAGTTGGAATAAACCTAAATAAAAGGAGTTATGAAAAAACGGCTTTTAATACTTTGAAAAAAGTTGCAGAAGTGATGCACAATAAGAATTTTAAAATGGTAAGAAGAGCATGGAATACCTCTTGCGGTGTGCATAATGGTGGCGATAAAATATGGTTGTTAGATATTGATGTTAAAGACGCAGACTATATAAAAAATATAAAGGAATTTGTGCAAAATCAACAACCCAAAAGGGATAAGATATTAGGATTAATTCCTTCAAAAAGTGGATTTCATTTAATTACAAAGGGGTTTGATTTGAGAGCTTTTAAAAAAGAATACCCAGAGATTGAAATACATAAAAACAATCCAACGAACTTATATATTCCATAATTAATAAAAACAAAGCAATAATGGAAAAATTTGAAATTCACATTGGTAAGATTTACGACTTAGAAAGTAAAACTGAAAAACCAAAACAAACAATGATTATTACAATAGAGCAATTTGCAGTAATTGAGCAATTTGCAGACATTAGAAAAGATGAATACCTTAATACGATTTACAGACTAAACCAGTGTGAATTTAAGGTAGTACCTCACATTGATTTTAAAAGCAAAAAGTAGTGCTAACGGGATTGGCGTAATAAGCCATGTTATAAATCTGTAAAATTATGGATAAACCAACAATTAAGGATTTGCAAAGGTGGTTAAAATATAATATAGATGAATGTATTCGCTTTAGAAAAAAAGCGGGTGGGGAGGAAAGATATGAAGACGCAATGGAATTGAAACATATGGAGAATACTTATAAAAAAGTATGGTTAAAATTAGAAAGAATGCAGGAGTAATTTTATTGTTTTATAACGTTGAGTATATGGTAAGTTGGGGATTAAAATGTGCTGACCCTTCAGCTTGCGACAAATAAAACAAAACGGATTGCGGTATGGTATCGTGCGGAATTTTTAAAACCTAATATATGAAACATACATGTGAACAGATTTATGAAATTGGAGCTAATAACAAAGTGTATGGCCATGAAAAAGGTCTTTGCCGAATAACAGGCAAAGAAAGTACAGGGGTGCTTTTTGATAAGTGGGTTAGAAACACATTCAATGACCACGACTATCTTTTTCCTGGTACTATAATTTCAAACGAAGCTTTATTTTGCTTTGATGAAAGCTCAGAGATTGTTCAGCGAAAAACTGGACGTGGTAAACCCCAAAGATTCCGCACGTATTCTCATATTATTAAAGATGGTGAGTGGTATTGCGTTACGAAAGGCGATAAACGAAAGATATTTGAATTAATAGTTGAAGGTGCTGAAGTGGTTTGTCTGACCGAAACAGGACAAAAACACGTATTGTTTAAGCATAAAAATGGCATGTGGCAGCTTGATGAATTGCATGTAAAACCAGATATTGAATTATTAGGCTTACTGCATTACCACATGTGTGAGCTACTTGCATATCAATTTTCACAATCTGAAATTATCACAGGAGATTATAAATCAAATAGAATTTTGAAAGCTGGTTTAAAAAACTGGAAAGAACACGAAAATATTATAAAAGAATACCGTGGTAGTGGCATATTTGATTTTACTTCATTCATACTTTACACGGACGAAAAGAAACAGGCAACGCCCGAACCTGTAAGTAAACCGGGCAAAGAAATATAAAAATCATTATGGAATTAACTCAGGAATTAGTTGCCGAAAACCTTCTATGGGGTTTGTGGCGAAGTATTACCGAGGATTACAAAACGCAATATCCTCGTGAAATTTGGGAGCATTACGAAAATGCTCTACGTTCAGCAAGCTACACAGATAGCTTGAAAGTATTCTTAACCAATTTCCAACGCCGTATACCTATCGATATTCAGGCGCAATACAATAAAGATATTCTTTCAGTTGTAGAAGCTGGCGAAGATGATACAGTACTTAATTGGCTAAGAACAGAAACCACCTACCTAACCATGTTGGTTAGACTTAGAAATCAGGAAAGAAAAGAATCATTAAAAGAATTAAACTCATGAAAACTTTAATCTTAGAGGGAAATTGCACGGCTTTAAGTTCAATTAGCCATAATGGAGGCGAAAAAAACGGAACAATAGTACAATTACGCCGTGAGAAATTTGTACAACCCAAAGGCAAAGTAGTTGAAATTCCTGTTATATCAGGAAATAGTATTCGGGGGAAACTTCGAGACTTGGCTGCTATTGACATTTTAACAAAAAAAGACGGGGTAAAAGTTCAGGTTGATGCTGATAGTTTTAACTTGTTATTTTCCGGTGGTTCGCTTGAAAGTGTTGGCGAGAAAAATTTAAACATCGACAAGGTGCGTCAAATGCGAAAAGACATACCAATGATTTCGGTACTTGGATGTTCAGTCGGTAATATAATTGTGCCGGGTAAAGTTGACATAGGTAAAATGATCCCTATTTGTAAAGAAACCTTACACCTTATTCCCGAAAAATTCCATGGCACGGAAGAAATAAAAACAATTTGGGAGTATTGTCAGGTCGAAATGAACACCCGAAAAGACGACACAAAAGATGAAAACAAGCGGGAATTTATCAAAGAAGAAGATAAGACCGAAGATTTGCGAGGTGGGCAGATGATGTACTACACCGAAACTTTAGTTACAGGCACTCGCTTTTACTGGAAAGTTTGTTTGCGAGATACTACCGACATTGAAACAGGTGCTTTTCTATCTATTCTGCAAAGTTGGGTAGCTCAAAGTTCACAGGTAGGCGGCAATGGGCGTGTAGGGCATGGTCGTTTAAAAGTTGATTTAACCGAAACTTCGGTTGTTGATTCTGACATGAAGTTTGAAAACTCCGACTTCGTAACCTATATTGACAAAGCTAACGAAGCTAAAAAAGATGTAACAGATTATTTTGAAAAAGGAGTTTCAAAAACACTATTTAAGTGATGGGAAAGATATATTTAGATAAAAATGTATTTGAAGCTTTTTCAGAGAGAGTAAATTATATATTCGATGAATTTAAGTTAGTCTATATAAGTTTTTCTGGAGGTAAAGACAGTTCTGTTATGATTCAGCTGGTTAATGAGATAGCAAAAAAGAGAGGTAGAACTTTTTTTGTATATTACGTTGATTTGGAAGCTCAATATACTGCAACAATAAATCATGTTTACGAATTAAAACAATTATCTCAAATAGAAAAGTTTTATCATTTGTGCTTACCTATGTCATTAACTAATGCATCATCAATACTTCAACCAAAATGGACATGTTGGGATAAAAATGTCAAAGAAAAATGGGTTAGAGATATGCCAGATGATTGCATTAATATTGATAACCATGATTTTGGAGATTATTATTTTGAAGGTATCGAGTTTGAGCAGTTTATGAAAAAATTCCCTGCATACTTAATGAAAAAACATAATGAAAATAAAATTGCAGGGTTGGTTGGAATAAGAAGTGATGAATCTTTAAATCGGTTCAGGGCGATAGCGTTTGGTAAAAATATTTATAAAGATAAAAAATGGACTACTGATAATGGGAACGGTTATTATTCGATATATCCCATTTATGATTGGAAGACACAAGATATATGGGGAGCTACATTTAAGTTTTCTTTAAAGTACAATAAGGTGTATGAAATGATGCTTAAAAATGGTGTAGGAATACATGAACAAAGGATTTGCCACCCTTACGGAGCAGACCAAAGAGTATCTTTAAACCAATGGGCAGCAATAGAACCGAAAACATGGGATAAAATAGTTAATAGGGTTTCAGGTACTAATTTTGGAAACATCTATTGTAAAACTTCTTTATTAGGACATAACGGGACAGAAAAACCAAAACATTTAACTTGGCAAGAATATTCAATATTTCTATTGGAATCTATTGGCATGTACTCACCGACATTAATGAATCATTATGTCAGAAAATTGAAAATATACTTTAAATACTATAAAGACAATTATAATCTTAAAATAAAAGATATACCTGATTATAGAACACCAAAAGAAGCTAAAGAGCATGGTAAAGGTATTCATTGGAAAAAAATTGCTAAATGTTTAGAAAAAAACGATTTTGCTTGTACTTCATTAAGTTACGGATTAACAAATGATGATATTGAGGATGCAAAAAAATTAAAAAAAGAATGGAAAGATAGTTTAGGTATTCAAGAAACAACGAAAGTAATGAAAACATTAAAAGAAAAAATATCATGATAAAATTTCCAGTATTAGATGTAAAAATGGTTGATATAGATTTGGTTTATAGTAATGATTACAATCCCAATGCAGTTGCTCCACCTGAAATGCAGTTGTTGAAGAAATCAATAGAAGAAGATGGATATACGCAACCTATTGTAACATTTTACGATAAATTAGAAGATAAATATATAATAGTAGATGGTTTTCATAGATATCGGTGCGCTAAAGAGTTTTTTAATTTAGATAAAATACCTATAGTTGTAATCAATAAACCTATTCAAAATAGAATGGCATCTACTATAAGGCATAACAGAGCGAGAGGTACACATTCTATTAAAGGAATGAGCAGTATAGTTATGGAATTAACAAAAAAGGGTTGGGAAAACACTCAAATTTGTGAACATTTAGGAATGGAATTGGAAGAAGTTATTAGGTTAAAACAAATAACTGGACTAAAGGAAGCATTTGCAAATCATAAATTTTCAAAAAGTTGGGAAGAATTTGAAATTAATAATAATGGATAAAAAAACAGCTTTATTATACGCTCAATTAAAGCCTTATAAAGCCCTGGTGAATAAAACATCAGGCTTTATAAGATGGGCTTTGGAGCGTGTTGGAAATCCTTACGTTGCTTGTTCTTTCGGTAAGGATAGCACCGTAATGCTTCATTTAATTTTACAACATGATCCTGATATTCCTGTTCGCTTCGCTTCACATCCTGAAACAAGGATTTTAGATAATTATGATGAAGTTATAAATGAATGGATAAATAGAGGAATCAATTATCATGAAATTTATTGCAAGGGAGGGTTAGTAAAGGTGAGATATGCACAAAGAAAAGCATTAGATGCTTTACATGAAGATTGGGATTCTTTTTTTGTTGGTATAAGAAAACAAGAATCATTCGGAAGGCGTGTATCTTTAAAAAAACATGGAATGTTTCATCAATTAAAATCTACTGGAAGGGTAAAAATAAGTCCATTGTCTGATTGGACAGAAAAAGAAATAGCGGTTTACATTTTAGTAAATGATTTACCTGTTTTAAATAAATATAATATAGAGGGTTTTTCCGCAAGAACAACAAGCGGAATACCAAGGACTAATATTGAAGAGTGTTTAATATCGTTAAAACAACGAGATATTGAAAGCTACAATAAATTATGTCAATTATTTCCTGACACTAAATATTTTGGATAATGAACGAATTTAAACAGCTAAGAATAAGAGCCTATTTAAAAACAGGTGTAATAAGCGACCAATATCTACCTTTAGATGGTGTTTTATATTACCACCTTGTGCGCCGTGAAATGGGCGAAGAAATAATAACAAAAAGCCGTGAGAGTAATGTAAGGCAGGGAGCCAATATTACTTTACCGATAAAAAAATCGGGACTAAAGAATAACCTTTGGTTTTACGCTTGCTCTTTTGCTCAATTTCCAGAATATGTTGTCGAAGATTCAAGTTTTAAAGTAAAGTCGGGCGATTGGCTAAAACATAGTCAACATTTTAACGCAAAAAAGAAAATAGACATACAGCGTGGCAAATATAAAAACGCTCATATTAAGCTGTATTACAGGCATTGTGAGTACATAGACTGGTATTGTGTCGGCGTTCCTGAAAAACTTGCTGAATTACTTAAATTCTGTACCAATTTAGGCAAAAACACAGGAGATGGATGGGGAGAGGTTTTGAAATGGGAAATAAAAGAGTGGCCAGAAGATTGGAGTGTAAGAGGTGCTGGCAATAAGTTAATGCGGAATGTACCACTAAAACAAAACGGCAGAGGGATTATGTACGGAATGCGTCCAAGCTACTGGAACCCACGACACATTGCTGTATGTAAGATGCCGTGATTGTTGACGTCAGTTCTTTAATTTAAAAAGTTGATGTTGAAACAAGGAAAACAGAAGAAAATTAATCAGCAATTATTTAGATCACCAAATCAAAAATTAAATCCACAATAAAAAAATAATGATAAAAAATTAATGTAATTCTTTTTAAAATATGTAATTATTTATTAATTTTATACTTTATTGAATTAAATATTTTAATTTTATATATATAATTTATATATGGCACAAAAAAATAAAAAAACATCAAATAAGAATCAAAAAGAACAGAAGAAAGTATTGTCTGTGCCAGATTATGTTATAGAAAAGGGTGAAAATGCCAAAAAGGCTTATATTGAGTGGGTTAAGTTAGATGAAAAGATACACGAACACCCAAAAAGATTTATACAAGTTCCACATCCAGATGATCCTTCCGATATGGTAGAGATAGATTGTATACAAGCATTATCTGCTATTCGTAAGAAAATCAAACATTTACCTAAAAAAGAAAGAGATAAAATAGAGGCAATATGGAAAGAGTTGCAGTCTTTAAAAGCCAAGAAGGGAGGACTAAAGAAACAATGGGATAATGTTATGTATAAAGGTAAGATGACCACCCTTTTTGACTACAAGAAGTCTGAATTATTGCAGTTGTTTGGTTCATATAAGACTAATAGTGAGGTATATGAGATTATAAAGAAAGATTGGGGCTATCATACAACAATGAACAAACTCAATGAGTTCAAAATGGCTAATAAAGAGCGCATTGCAGAACTTAGAAGAGAATGGACGGAGAATTGCGGCGATTTTGATCTTGCACACAAGAGAGGAAGGTTAGAAAGGTTAGCATATATTGCTAATACTCAGATAGATAAATATAAAGAAAGTGGACATAAACCAATTTATGCTAAACAGGCTCAATCTGCTATTGAGCAGATTAAAAAAGAAGTGGATGGAGAAGAGATAACTCTTAACGTTAAAGGGCATATAGATGTACGTAAAACATTGATAGTTAATCAATCTATAGATGAAATAACAAAAAAGGTTAACCTTAATAGTTTTATAGTTGCCCTTGTTAGCGCACAAAGAGGACTTGATTCTATAAAATTTATGAATAGACTGTCAAACAGCTATTACAGTTCATACACAGGTTTTAATAAGAAGGATAGCAATGAGAAAGAAATACAATACCCTTCTAAATTTATCTATAATTGGAATGAGATAGAATTAAAACATAAACAAGGAGAAGTAAATCAAGATATACAAGATGTTGAATATGAAGAGATTAATGAAGATGACGAGTTAAGACAGAAATTGAAATCAAGAATCAAAAAAAGAAGGCAAGAATTGGGTGATTAATATAATTTTAATTTTTAATTATTATGACATTAGAAGAATCAAAACAATTACTTAAAGATTATCCTCCTATTGTAGAGGTAGAGTTAATAGAAGATAAAGGTTTAGATGCAAATGAGTTAAGGGCATTGTCTCAAGAATTGAAAAAAAGGATAAATAAACCAGGAACTTTCTGGGAAAAGTCTTTGGTTTTTGCAAAGATAGGCCGGCAACTTGAAATAAAGATTCATTCTGTTTTAGAGAAAGGAATAGACGAATTTGAAGAAGTAAGAAAAGAGATTTATGAATTTTTAAAAGTCAAAGATAATGGGTAGCGGAGATCATCTAAATAATGTGATTCAAGAAGAGTGTAATACAGAAAAGCAAAGAAAAAAAGCTTTAAAGGTATTAAACAAATTAAAAGAGAAAAGAAAAGGGAAAAAGTTTGTGTTGATACCTGTAAAGCACGCTTATAATGTTCCAACTTGGATAGAGAAGGAAGTTAAATAATTGTAAAAATATTTTGTTTTTATATAAAAAAGTATTATATTTGTATTGTATTTAATTATTAACCTAAAAATTTAGCGATATGAAAACAAAAAAAGAACAATTAGCCGGAACATATCTTAAATATAATAATAGAATTACTAAAAATGTTTTTGATAAAGTGATAGAAAAGTTAGAACAGATAGGGTTTAGTTATTCTCTAAAAAGAGAAAAAAGTATGAATAATTCTGGTTTTAATGGAAGCTATGAGCAGTTTAGTGACTCTAATGGGTGTTTTTTTGGGGGATATTTGGTTATAAGTCCAGATAGGTATCCTGATGAATACTATGTAGATAATCATAGTAGCTCTGTAACTAAAGAGGTTACAGTAGAAGACATACTGGGGATACAGTTAATACCAGGAGAGGTGTATTATACAAGTGGGAAATATGGAGCAGCTCCAATTATATTTAGGTATGATGAAATAAATGGTTACCTTGCAGTGTATGGTAACCATATAATAAAAACATACTATTACTCAAATGATTTGTTCCATAAAGATCACATAAATCTCTTTTCTTACTTCTTCAAAATAGACAAATCATTGGAAGTAAGACTTGCTACCCAAGAAGAAAAAAGATGGTTAGAAACCTGTGAGAAAGCAGGGAAGTTTGTACCTAAAGAAACAATAAGCGAATTGAAAGGTTTTGAGATTGGCAAGTGGTATACACATAAAAATAAATCTATGTTAGTCTGTTATAAAGGAGAAGGTGAAGGATATGGCTTTTTGAATAATATGTGGGGTTCTTATTGGTGTATTACAAAAAGAGAAGATTGGAAGTTAGCTACAGAAGAAGAAGTAAGGGATGCACTTCTGGAATTTGCAAAGAAGAACTACCCTAAAGGAACGGAGTATGTTTCTATAAGTACCTCGCTAACTTATACAAGTCAAGGTGGTTTTAAATATGATGATGGGCAGATAATGGAAGGTAGACCAGATAATCCACGTGTATGCTCTATTTATAAATATGGAAAATGGGCTAAAATAATATCTAAACCAAAAGAGAAAGCAATAGATTTATCATGTAGATGCGTAACAGGAACATACAAGGTAGAGGAACCATCTTTAGGTGAATTTAAGAGGCTGTGGAAGGAAGATATGGAAGCAAGAAGTTATCGTCCTTTTATATTACCAAAAAAAGCTACCACGATTTCATTAGGAACAGCTCAATTGAGCAAAAAGGAACCATTAAAACCTTCTGATTTTATAAAGTTACCAGAGAAGAAGGAAGAAAAGAAAAAAGCAAGAATAAAAATAACAATAAACAAGTATTAATTTTTTTTAACAATCAAAACAATAGTAAAATGAAAAACAAATTCGTACAGAATGTATTATCATTCAAAAAAGCAGGAAGTAAGTCACAATTAATTAAATTTCACAAGGCACTTGAAGATAAAGTCTTGAAAGAAAATAAGAGAGACCTTGAAGACAAAAAAGCAGCTATTCAACACGAGGTATTAAGAATGGAAGAAGAGCTTGCAGAGTATAAAGAAGATCGTGAAAAAGAGATTGACGAACTTATTCTAAATGTAGATGAAAAGAGAATAGGAACGAACAAAGACATTAAGGATTATGCTTATGAATACTTCTCTATGATCACAGAAAAAATTGAATTTGATGCACACGGTGACAACCTTAGCTCTATTATAAACATCAAGAAAGAAACAATAAAGGCTATTGATTATAAAATCAAAAGACTTGATGAGATAATGCATCGTATCAACAACACCTCCCACCATATCGAATTTACCCCTGTTGTAAATGATGAGGATGTTGAATAGCTGTTAGCTGAATAAGGGGAAGTATAATTTCACAAGTAGGAAGTTACTTCCCCAAAAAAATTTAAATATTTTTTTATTTAATATTTTTTTATTATATTTATAAAAATTTGTATTAAAAAAATAGAATAGCGTAATGTTAGAAACAAAAGAAATAGCAAGAGAAGATTTTGACAAATATGTTGAGGTTAATAATCTTGAGGTTATACCCCATGATAGTTATGTCAAATATATAAACCAGATTAATGAGATTATAAACAAATCTGACACATACGAAGAGATGGAAGATGAGGATAGGGATAAATTCGATATTGCAATTGAAGAAGTTAATGACTTGAAGAAACATATTGTGTTGGATTATAACAAAGAAAATAATCGAATTACAAAATCAACTGTGTTTACCAGGGAAGAGCAAGTAGAATGGGATAAGGATGAAGAAACAGGAGAGATTTTAAAGGCACGTTCAGGCAAGTACAAAGATACACCTCTAAATAGAAAACTTGAAAGAGTTGGTGCAGAGTATATTGGCAATAAAGATGAAGATAAAGAATAACATTTGATAGATATTAATAATAAGTTAAAATAATGAAAACTTTAGTATTTAGTAATAGTGACGATAGTAAGATAATTGAATTCAACACAGACTTAATTGGTAACGGTGAAGCATTAACTGTATATCAAGTTAAACAAATAATTGACGGGACAGAGTCAATTATCAAAGGGACAGGCGGAAGTGCTGATATGGACAGTACATTAATATCAAAAGGATTTCTTCCTTATGCAGAGGTTGATGAGTTTGATTTAGGAGATTTTAAAACACTTGCTTCATCAGCTAATTATAAGTTGACCGTTAAGGAAGATGGGCAAGATGATGTTGTATTAAATACAATAACATAAAAGTATTAAAAATTAAAAAAGGGGGTTGTTTAGTGTTTGGTTAGGATTTCTGTTTTTTCAATAGTGTTTTAGTTTTTAGGTTAATGTTAGATTTATAACAACCCTCTTTTTTTAAAAATTCGCACCCTCATATATAGGCATACATACACATGTCCAAAAAGAATATAAAGACATACCAAGATATAGATAAAGAGATAGAAAAGTTACAGGTAGAAAAGAACCTTCTTTTAGAAAAGCAGTTAAGCTCTAAAGAAAGTGAAGATATAATTAAAGCTCACTCATATTTAGAAAAAAACAATCAAAAGAAAAAGGGGGATGGGGTTAAGGCTTATATGTTTTCTCCCGAAAGAGAGTTTTATAGTGGATTAGGCTACAAATCTTCATTAAAATCTGTTACTTACGATCTTCTAAGAGGAATGGGAGATGTTCCAATTATTAAATCAGCTATAACAACAAGAACGGATCAAATTAGAAAGTTTATAAATTTTCAAGTAGAGAGCGATAGAGAGGGGTGGACTATAGCTAAAAAGTTAGGTAAATTTGAGAAAGCAGAGGGGAATTATGAATTAACAGACGATGACAAAAAAAATATTGAAAAAATTGTTTCATTTATTGAAAACGGAGGATATTATAATAAATGGAGTTTAAATGATGATTTTGAAGTTTCTGTTACAAAGATTATAAAAGATTCATTAGAACTTGACCAACCCGCTTTAGAGATAGAGAGAGTCAATAGAGGAGACCTATACGGATTTACGGCTATAGACGGAGGAACGATAAGAAATCTTGAAACTATAGACCCCAGAGAAGTAAAAAACACAAAATATGAAGAGATAAATGGATATTATCCTCGCTATTGCCAAGTATATAACCAAAGAATATTAACACATTGGGAAACCAAAGAACCAATTGTATATTACCCCTGGGAGTTAGCCGTACCTATCAGAAACTATTCTTCCGATATAAAGAGAAATGGGTACGGTAAAAGTGAATTGGAGATACTTGTTGAAGTTGTAACGTGGTTATTGTGGGGAATGCAATATAATGGTAACTTCTTTAAACAAGGTAGTCATCCAAAGGGGTTTATTACATTGCAAGATGCAGGGGATCAAGATACGTTAAATGAATTTAGGAGCGCATGGCGCAATATGATGTCAGGTGTTCATAATGCACATAAGATTCCTGTTTTTGAAGGGAAAGATATTCAGTGGATGGATATGCATCACTCGAATCGTGACATGGAGTTTGGTAATTGGAATGAATTTCTTATTTTAATTGTTTGTAGTGTATATAGAATAGACCCTTCTGAATTGGGGTTTAATTTCAAACAACAAACACAGTTATTTGGACAACAAGGACAAAAAGAACGCCTTGATCATTCTAAAGATAAAGGATTAAAACCTTTACTTAGAATGTTAGAGAAGATGTTTAATAAGTATATAGTTTCTGAAATAGATGACAGGTATGAGTTTAAGTTTACAGGGATTGATATTGAAGACGAAGAGCAATTATTAAAAAATGATGCTACAAAGATAGATAAAGGGATGGTTAGCATGGAAGATATGTTTGAAAAACATAGTGGACGTAAATTTGATCCAAAAAAGGATACAGTATTAAATCCTGTATATTGGCAAGCTCAACAGGCACAGCAATTTGGTGGACAAGAAAGTAATGAAGCAGTTGACGAAATGACAGGAGAACCCGATGAAGGAGTTCAGAACCCTTTTGATGAATATGAAAAAGCATGGAAAGATAATCCTATTGCAGAGGAAGCCAATAAGAGAATAGAAGAAATGTTTAACAAATAAAAACTAAAAAGCTAATGAGATATATATTATATGCTATATTGTTTATTTTCTTAACTTCTTGTTTAACAAAGAAGAACTTGCCTAAACATATGTATAAATTTAGAGGAGATGCTGCTAAAATTAGCAATCAAATGTTTCCGGCAAATGATAGTATTGTTACCAAAATTATAAAAGAAAAAGAGTGGATAGACACAACATCTAAATTTAAGTTACCTTTTAACGTGGACTTTAAAGAAAAAGAGGTAATTTTTGACACAATTAATTTGTATGAAAATTTTGGAGTTGATCCTTGTGATTATTGTAATTCCGATACTGTATACACACAAACTTCTACTTCATTCAATAAATGCTGGACGGAAAAAGGAATGATCAGATCAATTTCACAAAGTAAAGATTCACTTGAATTGAAGTACAAGTATCTTGTAGTAAGACATGATTCTATTGTTAAATCATATAAAGAGTACGAAAGGGAGTGTATTTTTAAAGATTTAGAAATAGATAGACTTGAAAGAAATATTGATAAAATTGAATCTAAATTAGAGAGAAACAGAAAATGGAAGTTTAGATTTATGTCGGGATTTTTAGTTTTATTGTTAATAATAGGAGTGAGGGTTTGGATATGGGTGAAAACGAAAAGATAGAATTGCATGAATTAGATACAGGAATTGCTTTACCTATATCTTGGCAAGATATTACTGATTTTGTGAATATACAAGACGGAACAAAGATTTACTTAACTAAATATGAAAAGAATAAAGAGACAACCATAGATATTGATGTGAGAGAATCTCTTGATGAGATAAATGCTAAAATAGGCAACCCTAACATAATTATGGAATAGTATATTAATAAAGAATGAAAAATATTAATCCCAAAACAAAACCTTTCCCTAAGCGTAAAAATTCAGAAGTAAAAGACCCTCCTCGGTATCCTAAAATCATTAATGCTTATGAAGATAAAGCTAAAAAAGATTATCATCATACATTAAAACAAACAATCAATGAAATTGCTAAAGAAATGATTCATATTGTTAAAAACAGAAGTAATGACAAAAAATGAAAAAAAAAGTAGATTATCAGATAAAAAATTAAGAGGATTAAGTCAATATTGTGCTAAACACGGTGCTGAACAAACAGCAATACATTATGGACTTAAATTAGAAACATTAAATCGTTATTTGAGAGAAGCTAAAAAAAGAAATATTAATGTAGAGGATTCTAATAGGTGGTTACGTGAGATACGTGATAATTTTACAGATGAAGAGCTTAGAGCAATAGCAACAGGAGGAAGGGTGCTTCCAGGCATAGAAAAGGTTCCTATTATATCTTTTGAAGGACAAAGGATCAGGATAGGCGCTATGACAGATACACATATAGGCAGCAAATATTCAAAAGAAGAAAGAATATATCAAGCTTTCAACGAATTTAAAAAAGAAAAAGTTGATTTTATTGTCCACTCTGGAGATGTAACTGAAGGTATGTCACATCGCCCAGGACATATATATGAATTAGATGCTTTAGGTTATGATCAACAAAAAGAAAAAGCTATCAATATATTCGGACAATGGTCAGATACTGATATATATGCTATAGACGGAAATCATGACAGATGGTTTATCAAGAGCAATGGAGCATATATTGTGAAAGATATTTCTAATCTTTTAAGAAATTTTCACTATCTTGGACAGGACGAGGGAGATATTAGTCTTAAAGGGAAGGCTACATTAAAGCTGTGGCATGGAGAGGACGGAAACTGTTTTTCAGATGATACAGAAATATTAACTAAAGAGAGTGGATTTATACCATTTTCAAAATTAACAAAAGATATGCATGTTGCTACTATGCAAAAAGAAGGACATATCTTTGAATGGCAAAAACCAACCCACATTACAAGTGAAGATTATAGTGGAGAGATGATTAATATAAAACATAGATGTGTTGATATTAATATAACTCCCAATCATGGCATGTGGGCTAAACACACTCAATCTGTTTTAAACAGACTTTCTAAATTAAAACACAAAGAAAAATCACATAGAAAGTTAAAAGATGGATGGTTTAAAATTACTGCAAAAGAATTGTTATCTAATTTTAGAAAGCAGAAGTTTAAACTTCCTAAAACAGTGAATGATTTTGTATTTAAACCTGTGGAAAAATTCATGGAAATACAAAAGATTGAACCTAAAAATAAGGGAATGGATTCACGGATGAACCATGTTGGTACTATTTGTACGCTTGATTTAGTAAGGTTAATATCTTGGTATGTGACAGAAGGATATGCAAATAAAAACCAAATAACAATATCTCAATATAAGAACATTAACAAAAGTAATTATAATGAGATATTAGAATTAGTGTCATCTTTAGGTGTGAATTACACTGCATCTGATAAATCAATATCAATTCATGGTAAAGAATTATCGGAATATCTTATTAAGAGTTGTGGCAGTGGGTCATATCATAAATATCTTCCTGAATGGATCAAAGAAGGAAACAAAACAATATTAAATGTTGCCTTTAAAACTATGATAAAGGGAGATGGATGGAAAAGAGGAAAATCTTTTGGGTACAGAAGTGTAAGTAAAAGATTACGTGAAGACTTTGGGCTTATTGCATTAAAACTTGGATATGCTGTTAATTATAATGGCGATCAAGTATATGTTAATACAGTACAAATAAATCCCTCTATTGTTAAAAAACCTACAACGTTTTATTATAAAGGCAAAGTATATTGTTGTGAGGTTCCTAATGGATTGATATATGTTAGAAGAAATGGAAAAACATTATGGACACACAACAGCTATGCGCTTAGTTACCGGTTACAGAAGATAATAGAGAGTCTTAGCGGAGGAGAGAAACCAAATGCATTAATTTGCGGACATACTCATAAATATGTCAAGATTTTTGAACGCAATATTTATACTATATCTGTAGGAACGATGCAGCAGCAAACAAAATGGATGAGAGGTAAGCGTATTGCTGCACATACAGGATTCTCTATCATAGATTTATGGGTTAATGAAAAAGGAATTTGTAAATTAACAGACACTTGGTATCCGTTCTTTATATAAAAATATTATGAATACAGAAAAGTTAAAAAAATTAATAAGGTGTTGTTTTTTAGAGAGAGGTAATGAAGATTATGTCTTATTAAAGGATATTATTGATTTAGTTGATTTGTTCACACAAGAAGGAGATGGTGTGAAAATATTCAAACAAAGGTTTGTAGAAGTAGACACTACTTTACAAAAAGATAAAATACAATTTCAAAGTAACGTTACATAGTTATGTTATTTACTTCAACACAAATTCAAGATATTTTATATATAATTGAAAAGAATCATCTTATCTATGCAGGTGTTTCAATAGGATTTGATGTGTTAAGTGAATACGATAAGCGCATCTTGAAAGATTCTGGGATAGATATAGATAAGATTAGTAGAGATTGGACTCCCTTTGAACAGAGCTTCTATTTTGGAAGATTAAGTCAATTATTAAACGATCAACAAGTCAAGAAGCTAAAATACAATGATTTTGTAAAATACCTTAAAAAGGGACAATACATTCCACTTAATAATCTTGAAAGAGACATGTTGAGCATTGCAAAGCAACGTTCATATAGACATATTAAGAACTTAGGAAAAAATATTGGAGAAGATGTTAATGGAATGGTGTTTGAAGAAGATAAAAAGTTGAGAATGCGCAGAGAAAAGGTTATAGGAAAAGAGTTAGAAAGAGGTATTCAGGAACGCAACTCACTTTCTACTATAGTCAGAGAAATAGGAAAGAAAACAGGAGATTGGCAACGTAACTTGGGACGTATTGTAGACACTGAATTTAATACAGTAATGCAAGAAGGGCGTGCATCTCAAATATTAAGAGAGGGTGGAGAAGAAGCAAGAGTTTACAAGACAGTCTATCCTGGAGCTTGTAGGCATTGTATTAGATTGTATCTGACAGGAGGTATTGGAAGTAAGCCAAAAGTCTTTTTATTAAGAGAGCTTATTGACAATGGTTCTAATATAGGGAGAAAGGTTGCAGAATGGAAGCCTGTTGTGGAGAGTACTCATCCTCACTGTAGGTGCAATCTATACCATTTAGAAGAAGGGAAGGAGTGGAATGAAGAAACAGGAAGGTTTGAATATCCAGAAAAATATGAAACACATATAGAAAGAAAAAGTAAGGTTAGGGTAGCGGTAGGAGATAAAGAGTTTTTTGTTTAAAGAATTAAATAAATATGAAGGAACTAACAGAAGAGCATCTTATTGACTGGTGGTTAAATAAATACCACAACACATCTCTAAAAAAAATAAGAGAAGAGCATCCAGAATGGGGGGATCATAATCCAGAATATACATCTCATATATTCTATGATGCATATCCTGTTACGCAAGAACAACATGATGAGTGGTGCGAATGGGCTAAAAAAGAAGTAAAGAAATATTTTAAACTATCTAAAATAGGTTTAAACAAATCTTTTGGCTTTATATATCTTAATACATCACCTAAAGTAATGAAATTAAAAATATAGTAAAAATAATGATATTTAATAAAAATTTTTTTATATTTATAAAAATTTGTTTTTTTTGAATAATGTTACTAATTAGTGGGGATCAAAAGTAAAATAAAGCAAGAGAAGTTAGATAGGATTAATTATAGCAATATTTTTAATTTTGATGAAGAAAAAAGAAATAAGATATGTAAATCTCTTAATGTAGAAACCAAAGAACTATCAGGAAAAGAAGTTAAAGAGATGTTAAGCCTAAAAGTAAAGCAATCCAAGGTCTTCATATCTAAATTAGAAGATAGTATAATTAAATTGTTGGATAAGATTGTTATACCTGCTAATTCTTCTGTAGAAGGAAATATTCCTGAAATATTTCGAGATAGGGTAAATATACCTTATAATCTTTATTCTTACAATCAAATATTTAGTCGAGACAGCGATGGATTAATGCAGAGTTATAATAGACATGTTATTGAATTAATAGAAAAGAAAGTAGAGTGTAAAAAATTACAAATAATTTGTGATAATATTTGTGTTAGTCAAATATATAAAATTCCGATAGTTTTGTTAAATAAACTGGTATAATAAATTTATATATGAAAGATATATTTAAAAAAATATTAGGTATTCCAACTTTAGAAGAAAAAGCAGAAGAATATATACAACTTGAAAATGAAAAGGAGCTGTTAAAAGGTGATATAGACAATGCGGCAGAAGAGTTTCAATATATGTCATATGTAAGAAAGTCAGGAATTGAAAAATGCAACAACGAAGAGATAAAAGAACGTATTGAAGACAAATACAATGATTTTATCGCCGAGCACCTCTCTAATGTTAAGAAATTAAGAGAAAGAAAGAAGGAGATTGACTTACGTTTACAAAAATTAAACAAGGACGAAAGGATAAAAAAGGGAATAGGGGAATTAAAAAAGATTAATGCATATAATACTTTAAAAAAAGCGTACAAATTAGGAAGATTATCACACAGTGCATTTGATAAGATTTGTAAAGCCAAGCAAGGTAAAGTTAAATTTGCAGATGTGTTGGTTTATGATAAAGATTTAAATCAGTTATATTTAAAGCGTAAATCTGATAGTACATTTGAACCCGAAAAGTGGGGTCTTCCTGGAGGACATGTTGATTTGCATGAAGATTGCAAAGAGGCTGCAATACGTGAATTGCAAGAAGAAACAGGAATAGATGTAAAATCTAAAGATTTAGAGTTAATTGGTAAATATGATAAAGGTGGTGTATATATTGAATATTATAAAGTTTATCTAAAAGAAGAAAAGCCTCAAATAACACTTGAATCAAGCGAACATCAAGATTATAAATGGGGAAGATTTGATGATTTTACAAAAGAGGAGATGTTGTTAAATCTACACTCTAATTTAGAGGATATTTTAAATCCTTTAAAAAGAAATATAAGTATTATAAAAAAAGCAATAGATCAAGGGTTAATAAGTAAAGATCAATTGATTGATATTGTAAAAGCTAAAAAAGACCCCTGTTGGGAAGGATATGAACAATACGGAACAAAAAAGAAAGACGGGAAGGAAGTTCCAAATTGTGTAAAAAAAGCAGACGAAGATTGGGACAGTTGGGAAGAAATGGAAAAAAGTGAAGACGAAGAAACCCCTTCCAATGGAACAATAAAACCTTCAACCAGAGATGGTAAAAAGGCAATGGTATGGATGGATGGTAAATGGCATCACTTTGGACAGAAAGGAGCAAAGCATAATTACTCTAAAGAAGCAAGGGAAGCTGCAAAAGCAAGACATAAAAAGAACCTTGAAGGAAGCGATCCTCGATCTAAAGCATTCAGGGTATATTGGAAGAAGTATTGGGAGAAAGGTGGTAAGGTCAAAGAAACTGACACAACAAAGGCAGAAGCTGATTATTTTAATATTATTGATGAAGATGATGATATTTTTAAATCTTGGTCTTCTGATCTTAAAAATAGGTTCCCTAATGGTGATTGGAGAACAATAAATGGAGCTAAGGTTTTTATCAATAATGGTAGGGTTATAGCTGGGTTAGATGGTTTTAATGGAATGATAGATAATTACTTTAAAGAAAATAAGGAAAGTAAAATTAAAATATCTAAAGAAACAGATAAAGCTTATTTACTGAATAAAGATGGAGTTGAGTTTTGGGTGCAAAAAAGATGGTACAATAAAGACAAAGAGAAGTTAACTCCAAGAGGGGAGAAGGCATTAAATGAGGTTTTAGAAAAACAATCTAAAGTTGAAGGTGGGAATAAGGATTTTGATATAAAAAAAGAAACACAGAAAGCTTTTCTTTTAGAAAAAAATGGCGTTGAGTTTTGGGTTCCAAAGTCTTGGTATAAAGATGGAAGTTTAAACAGTAAGGGTTTAGATAATTATTTAGATGCAAAAGAGAAACAAAGACCATATAAAATATGGGAAGCACCAGGAGGAGATATGTTTAGAGCTTATGATAAAGATGGGTCTGGTAACTATATTCAAATATCAGTAAAAGAAAGAAACCCACAGGGGTATTATGAGAGGCATAGATATTCAAAAGGAGAGAGCGGATTTTATACTTTTTTCATAAAAGAAAATGGTGATTTTAGTCAAGCAGATAAAAAACAGTTTATAGAAGATATAGAAGATAAATTTGGAGCATATCATGTTAATTATGTTGAAAAATCTTCTATTGATACCCTAATCAAAGCCCTTGAATCAAATAAATTAGATTGGAATAGCTTTGAAAAAGCTGGAGGACACAAGTATATCCGTAGAGAAGGTACTCCGGGTAATTATAAGTATATATATAAAGAGAGTAAAACAAAAGGTAAAAAGGATGATATAATTACTCCAGAGGAACGTGCTAAAAATTTCAAAGAATGGTTTGGGGATTCTAAGGTTGTTGATGAAAACGGAAAGCCTTTGGTTGTTTATCATGGAACAGCTTCCGATAAAAAATTTACAGAATTTAAACCTATGTCAAGCAGTGAAGCAAGGCATATACATTTTAATGATAATTTTACATTTTTTACGTCTAAAAAAGATATAGCAGAAGATTATTCTAACTCTTCTGAATTAATAATGTTTATGCAAGAATATGGGCTTGAAGAAGACGATTATGATCTGTTTTTTGTTCCACAAAGTGTACGTGAAGAAAATAAAGATAAATTTGAAAATTATTTAAAAAACAGTCATGGGTTAAGCGAAAGTGAAATAGATGAACTTGATGATTTAGATTTAAATAATTATTGGCAGGATTATTTTACAGATTTATTGGCATATTATGACAAAAAACATATATACAGTACATATTTGAAGATAGAAAAACCTAAAATAGTAAATGCTGAAAAATTATTAAACTCTTTAAGTGAAGAAGAAAAAGATACAATAAGGAACGAACATGAAACCCTTAGAGAGTATATTATAAGTTCTTTTGAAAGAGAGTATAAAGATAAGGGGTATGATGGGCTCATAATTAAAAACATATTTGATTCTCCTAAATATGGTGAAGTTATAGATGATGAAGGGAAAGAGATGAAGAGTGATATTTATATAACAGTATCTCCTAATCAAATCAAATCAGCAACAGAAAACAAAGGAACTTTTGATCCAAATTCAAACGATATAACAAAGTCAAGTGTTGATACCCTACTAAAAGCCTTTGAATCAGGTATCTTAGATTATGACTTATTTGAAAAGGCAGGGGGTCATAAGTATATCCGTAGGGAAGGGACAAAGGGTAATTATAAATACATTTATGCAGAACCTCATGGAACAGACGGTGGACATAAAGAGGAGATGGAAGGCTTAGGTCAATTAAATGAAAAAGATTTTTTAAATAGATTAGGAGAGGCTCTTTATTCGTATAATAAAGAACCTAAAAAAATTAGAGATTTAAGAAAAGATATTATAAATTACCTGTATATTAATTCTGAAGAATCAATTCTCACCAATAATGATTATTTTAATGATTATGTTCAAGAATGGATTGAAAAAAATAAACCAGTGCACCTTGACAATGATGATTTTGTTAATGATTATATACATATAGAAACTGGGGAAAAAGAGAATGCCACTAAATTAATAGAAGAGTATAAAGAATATATAGATTCTTTAGAGGAAAATATGGACACTGATGAAGAAGAAGAAGGAGATCAAGAAGAGATAGAAAGATATGAAGAAGAAATTAAGACAATTGTCAAAAATTCTATTACAAGAAGTGATTTACACGAAATCTTATCAGATTTAAATGAATTAAAATCTAAATTTTATGAAGATAAAAATAAGATTATTGAAAAATATGGAGAATTTACTGGAATAGTTCATTCCTTTAAAGGAGATGAAGATAATTTATATCCATTATATAAGATAGGTGGTAATGAATTTCATTTAATTAAAGATAAAGAAGATATAGATGAAAAATATAAAGAAGATATAGTAGAATTGGATGAAATAAGAAGAGAATCTAAAAGGGAATTAACACAAGAAGATATTAAGATTTTAAATTATGCATTAGATAATAAAAAAATAATAAAGTCTCGATACTTTGATCCAAATTCAAACGACATAACAAAAGCAGGAGGTCATAAGTACATAAGACGTGAAGGAACTCCTGGAAATTATAAATATATCTATAATGAGCAAAGCAACAATCAAAAAGAAAGGAAGGAAAAAGGTTCTGATAAAGTAAAAAGTAGTTATGGTTTTGATTATGTTAGTGAAGGTAAAGGAAAGAATGGTGCAGTCTTTAAAGTAAAAAATAGTGAAGGCGAAGAGGTAGCGTTGCTTGAATATCATAATATAAACGATAATAAGGTTGAGGTGGACAGAATTTATGTTAGAGACAAATTTCAGAAAAAGGGGAATGGTCAAAAAATACTAAAAGATATTTTGGATCACGAAAAAGCAGATAGTTTTGAGTTATATCCCTTAGATCATGTCCCCTGGGTGAAGATGGGAATGCAGTTTGAGGGAAAAATGCTAAAAATATCTAAAGAGGATTTTGTAGATAAAAATAAGAAAAAGTTAGAGACAGCTAAATCGCAAGACGAAGACATTCAAAAAGCAGAATATACAAAGGATCAACTTCAAAGTATGGTAGAAGAACATGAGAGACTTATTTCTATCATAGAACCCCACGCTAAAATGGATGAGAAAGTTGCAAAGGAAGTTGAGATACAAAAGAAGGAACTGGAAGATTATAAAAAACAACTATCTGAATTGATAGGTAAGGCAGATGGTGATGAACTGAATCCTTTTGAAGAGTTTGAATATATAGAAAAAGCACAAAGAGTATATGCAGACAATGCACTTAACCGTAAACTAAAAAGAGTGGGGAAACCATATGGAAGCACAGGACAAGAAGAAACTCCTAAAGATAAGCCTTCTAAAGAAAGCGATGAATCAAAGCAATCCTCAAAAAGTGTTGAAGATCATGCTAAACAAGCAAGTGGAGAAGCATTAGAAGAAGCAAGTAAGAATGCCAAAGACCCTGAGATGAGGGAAGCAGCACACAAGGAATTACAGAGGAGAGAAAAGGAAGAAAAACCAAAAGAAGAGAAAGTACAGGAAGAGGGTTTAGATCAATCTAAAGAAAAAGAAGGTAATTCGCAAAAAGAAGAAGGAAAGGAAGGCGATTCACCTAAGGAGGGAAGTTTTTTAGATAAATATAAAGATAAGATAAAAAATTGGACACAAAAAGAAAAAGAATTTTTTCGTAAGGGGTTACATAAGGAAGGATCAAGGGAGAGAAGAAAATTTGGAGATTTTATAAAAGACAAATCAAAAGGGATAATTAAAGCAGTTAAGCACGAAGTAGAAGAGTTTAAGGAAGCTGGTCACGGAATAGCAAAATTATTTCAAGGAAAAAAAATAGAAGATAAAGAGAAGGAAGCAGTAAAGAATGTAAGTAAACATCTTGCATTAACTATTGGTAGTATTGTTGCAACAGGAGGAGCTGGGCATTTACTTCATGCAGGAATAATGGGGGCATCAAAAGGATTATTTGTACATTATTTAGAACATGTTGGAGTTCAGACACTTGGAAGAGCATTGATATTTGCATCAGATGAGGGGAATATAGGAGAAGTGAGAGACGTTGACCCAGAAAAAGTTATTGAACAATTATTGTTAGATTTTTCAAATTGGGTAAAAAATGAAGAAATTTCAGAAGAAAAGTGGGTTGATATAATGAATGATAGTAAGGAATTATTAGAACAAGAAAAATATAATAAATCTGAAAAAGAATCAAATAACAAAAGAGATGAATAATGTAAATGATTTTAACTTTTTTATAAAAGCTGAACCGAAAGGGAAAAGGGGAAGTTATGATAATATGGTATTATATGGTGAAGCGTCTGATAATTCAAAAGATAGTGATGAGGAGATACTTGAACCAAAAGGATATGTTATAGGGAATTTTTTGCAAAATGGGCTTTTAAATTATGAACATCAAGCTAAACAGTCTTCTAAATTTATTGTTGGAGAACCAACAAAAGCAGAGATTAAGGATAATAAATTTTTTATAAAGGGAAAATTATGGAAAGGTCAAAAGGTGGCCGAAGATTTATGGGACACTCTTCACATAATGAAAGACAACAAGTCTAATAGAAAGTTAGGTTGGTCTATTGAAGGAAAAGCATTACAAAGAGACCCCGTTAATCCTAAACGAATAACTAAAGCATTAATAACGAATGTTGCTTTAACTTTTCAGCCTAAAAACAAAAATACTTGGGCTCAAATATCAAAGGGAGAATACACAGAGCCTTATATTGAACCAGAATTTGATGAAACGGCAAATGGAGGAGCTGAATATTTGTTAGATATTACGAAACCTGATGGTACACGTATTACGATAGATAAGGAATTTAATATTAAGATAGATAAGGCAATGTCAGCAGGTCATAAAACTGGCAGGGATTTAGATGGAGTAACATCATCAGGAGCTGCATTAAAAAAAGAAAGTTTAGATGAGAAGTTGAGGAACCTTCAGCCAGAATTAAAAGAAGCAATAATAGCTATTGCAGAAAATAAAAGAAAAAATAAAATAGAAAAAAAGATATTAGAAAAAACAAAAAAAATAATAAAAAGTTTTTTATTTCAAAATTAATTTTTTATTTTTATAAAAATCGTTAGAAGAAATATTCGTAGAGTAGAAAAATATAATTTATAATGAAAAAAATTAAGTTTTTGGCAATAGGTTTATCATTATTGTCGGCTATTGTATTTATTAATGCAACAAAAACTCCGATTAAAAAGTTAGGGGAGGTTTACACACACACAGCTACGTTAGATTCTAACAGTGCAGATACTGTTACATTTACAATTAATTCAAGTGTTTTTGGTGGAGCAGAAAAGGCACTATTACTTCAAACTATAATTAGCGGAAGCCCTGACTCTTCTTCTATTATTACTGATTTTTATAGGAGTGAAGAGTCTTCGATAGCTAAAGCTGAAAGTTATTTTAGTGATACATTAAAGGCTGAATCTGATAAGGTTACTATTAATACTAAATCAGATTATGCAAGTTCTGTATTGTTTGCTATTATTAGAAATACAAAGAGTGAAGTAAATGACACTGCTGTTTCACAGTCTTATTCTTTGAAGGTAAAAGTATTAGACGAGCAATAAGATATATTATAAAAAAATTCGATATTTTTAATTAAGAAAATTATTATGTCAACTGAAAAAGATAAAAAAGAGTTAACACAAGAAGAATTATCTAAGGCATTGCTTGACATCTTTCAGGATGAAGAATCGGTTAAAGACCTCTTAGAGAAAGGTAAAAAGGGGCAAGATTATGACGATGAGCAAGGTGATGTTCCTGGTGAACAAGACACCGGACAGGATGAGTACGATGAAGATGAAGACATGAAAAAAGCCAAAGATGAGTATGATAAGGCTGAAAAGGCAATGAAAGCAGCTAAAGATAAGTTAGAAAAAATGAAAAAAGCTGGAACTTCATGTAAAAAAGGAGAAGAAGACGATCTTAACAAAGATGAAAATAAAGAACAAAATGTTGAAAAAGCTGAATCTTTAAATATCCTTAAAGGTTTTATTGATAACCTCACCTCTAATGATAAAGAGTTTAAGGAAGAAATTAGAAAATCAATTAATGATTTAAGTGAAAAACATGATTCTTTATGTAAAGAATGGGAAAAATTTGCTTCACAGCCAAAAGGGTTGAAGAGTTATAAGGGATTAAATTTTATAGAAAAGGGTGAAGGTTTTGAAAATAATGAAGAAGACAATGACCAACTTTCTATTTCAAAAGATAAAGCAAAAATAGAAAAGGCTATAGAATCAATGATAGAGTTAACTGACAATAATAACAAGAAACAGTCTTACGAAAATCAGTTAATGAATTATAATTCTTCTGGTGATCCACGTTCTTTAAGTAAAGCATTGGTTCAAGATTTACAAAAAAGTCAGGATATAACACTTATTAAGTAATAAAAAATATTTGGTTAGAGAATAAATTTATATAAAAAATGAACAATAATTTAGATTTTTATCAATATTCAAATCTGGAAACAGGACATAAGACAGAATCAGAAGTTTATGATCTTATGAAAGCAATGTCTGCTGGTTCGCAGACTGGTAGAGATTTGGACGGAACAACAACTTCTGGTAGTGCGTTGAAAGTAGAATCTCTTGATCCTACATTGCGTGTATTGACCAATAGAGACAAACACATTGTTTTTTGGAAAATGCTTCCAAAAGAAAAAGCATACAATACAGTAGAAGAATACAATGTATTGGAGGATTATGGAGGAGATATTGGCATATTTAACACCGAAGGTGAAACTCCAAGTTTTACTGACTCACAATACAAACGTGAAAGTGTGTTAATTAAATATATGGGTGTTTCTGGTGAAGTAACACACCCCTTTACTCTTGTTAATCTTGGTTCAGGTGTTGGAAATGCACTTGGAAAAGAAGTTCAAAATAAGACGCAATACCTTGTAAGGACTATTAATAAGAGTTTAGCAACAGCTAACAGTGATCATGTTGGTGAAGAGTTTGATGGAGTATTTAAACAACATTATGATGGCATTGTAGGAAGTGGTGACCTTGATACTTATTTTAGTAACTCAACTGTGATTGATGCGAGAGGAAAGGCTCTTTCAGATGCAAATGTAGAAGATGCTGCACAAGCTGTTGTGAACGATAATTTTGGTGAAATTAGTACAATATTGGGTTCACCTTCTGTGTTCAATAGTTATGTTAAAAGATTCCACGAATCTAAACGTATTAATGTTAACAACCCAGTTACTGCAACTACTGGAGCAACCATGGGTCAAAAGGTAAATAATATCCAGACTCAATTCGGAGATGTTAATGTTGTTAATGATATTTATTTTGATAAAGATAGGCTTACTGGTGTTGATTACAATAAATCAGCTACATCAAGCAAGTCTCCCGATGCCCCAACGGCGTTAAGTTATGCAACTGCTGTAGATACAAAAACCAATTTTGCTGATAGTACAGGGGATTACTTTTATGCTATTGCTGCTAAGAATCGTTATGGACAAAGTGCTGTCACTATAGTTGACACTACTGCCGTAACGGTTAGTGCAAATGAAAGTGTAGATATTTCTTTTACTTACACTGATGGTTCATATGCAGCTGAATCTTTTGTTGTATATAGAACTAAAGCAGATGTAACAGATTATACAACTGCTAAATTTTATCCTATATTTACAGTAAGCGCAAGTGAGCGTACAAGCGGTTATGACGGTGCTGCTGCATCAAAAATTAGAGATAGGAATAGATTCCTTCCAGGCACATCAAGTGCTATTGTTTTAGATTTTAATAGTGAAATTATTACATTTAAACAATTAGCTCCTATGATGAGGATGGATTTAGCAAGAACTTCACCTTCTTATAGGTTTATGGTTCTTTGTTATGGAACTCCGCTCTGTGGTATACCAAAGAGGATTGCACGTATAGTTAATCTGGGTACAGATATTTCTTAAATAAAGATAAGGGGGCATTTGCCCCTTTATTTTGTTTTATTAATTAAAAAATATTGAAATGAAAATACAAGCTAAAGGTAGTAACTATTTAGGTAAAAAAGTAATAGTTTGTAATGAGGTTGTTGAATTTGACAATAATGCTATTGCCGAAGTGAAAGAGGATAAGGCTAAAGAGATTCTTGAAGCGCACCCAGATAAATTTTATGAAGAGGGTAAAGTCCCTGTGGAAGAAGTTAAGTCGGATGAGGTTAAACCTGAAATAGACAAAGAAGAGTTAAACAGATTAAAGGATAAACTTACAGAGGTTGAAAAAGAAAACACTAATCTTAAAAAGGAATTAAAAGCAGCTAAAGAGAGCTCTTTACAAGAGGGTTTTTCAATGCAAGACATTGAACTTGTTTACGATTTAACAAGAAAGAAAAAATCTGAAATAGAGGAACAAATAGAATCACTTGAACTACCAAGAGAAGAATGGGAAGGAAAAAGCGCAAAAGAATTAGTTCTTTATTTGTTTCAGCAAATGTCAGAATAATTTATTATAATATTAGTCAACTTTATTTTTTTGCTTAGATGGCAAGTCTTACATTAACAACATCATATAGGAAAAATAATAATCTACTGTTTTCAGCAGACGAATTATTGTCTGTATATTTTTATGGAACAGATATAGAAAGTCAGGACGGAACAGACTTAGCCAATTCTACTATTGAATTTTATTTAAAGGCAGCTCAAGAAGAAGTTGAAAGATATTTCGGAGTTAAATTGTTCCCCGAATTGTTGGTTGAAAATGTTGATTATAATAGAGATGATTATGAATACAATTTTCCATTTGTAAAAGTTAGCGCACCAGTTAGAAAAGCACGAACACTGATAGGTCGAATTAATAGTTTTGATCAAATAGTTTATCCAGAGGAATGGTTGGTAGAAAAAGCAAGTTCAGAAAAGAAGTATCATCGTCAATTTTCTATTATTCCAAATGGAAGCGTTGTAAATGCAAATGCTGATGTTGTTTTTACCGGAGTGACCTCTTATTATGGACTCAGGAGCTACCCAAACATCCCTAATTACTGGTATGTTCAATATGAGACGGGATATAAATACGGAGAGGTTCCGAGAGATATAATGCATTTAATAGGAATGTTAGCCTCTATCCCATTACTTGCTATTGCGGGAGATTTAATATTAGGGGCAGGGATAGCAAGTCAATCGTTAGGTATTGACGGGTTAAGTCAATCTATTAGCTCTACAAGTTCAGCAACTAATGCGGGGTATGGAGCAAGAATTGTGGAGTATAGAAAAACAATAGATTCAGTAAAGAAAGAGATGAGGAAAGCATACAAAGGGGTTAATTTTACAGTTTGTTAAATTTAAAGAAATGAAAAAAATATTTATATTATTTATATCTTTTTTAATTGGTTTGGTCTCTTATACACAAGAAGCACAGACTTTTGTCATGAATATTCATGACAATGATACAGTTAAAACATGGGAGTTTGATTATGATATACCGTTTACTTTGCAGATTAAAGAGAATATACTTTCCGACACTACAAAAAATGGAGAATTGAATATTCAAGTAACAACTAAACAAAGTAATGAATATCTTGATTTGATTAATGATTCAATACCCTATACTGTTAACAAAAGTAAAGGGTTTTTATTTTATCATTCTATTCCGAGAAAATGGAAAGCTGTTTATACAAAGAATTTAGCAGATAGCGGGTATGTTATACTAACAATAGAACCATTAACGCCAAAATTTTTAAATAAACCATAATATGAAAAATTTTTTAACAATTTTATTGTTTTTGTTTTCGGTTTCGTTATTTTCTCAAAATATGCAAGTTGTTGAAAATCCTTTAACAAAATCAACAATAGGGTCTGCATCAAGTGCAGATACAGCAAACTATTCCTTAAATTCAGACAAAATAGACAACATAGGTGAAGGTAAGAGAATAAATGAAATATATTGGAAGGGAACATCAGGGATGGATTCAGCTATCGCTAACAGAGGTATTATGACAGTTACGGAGATAGATACCTTTTATATAGGCAATAAAGAATATTCAATATATACAGATGCAAGTGACAATATTGATATATTTAGCATCATTTATGGCGGTCAAATATGGTCAATGAATAATTCTGGTGAATATTTAAGGGATATTGTTATAAATAATGATGATGCCAATATTCAGTTAGATGCATCAACAGGGTCACCTTCTTTGTACTTTGAAGAGTCAAGTGCAAGTAGAGCAAGAATAACTTACTCTGAATCAGCGAACCAATTATATCTTAAAAATGAAACAGCTGACACGAGGTTTAGAATGTATGATGATACTATAACTGCATTTGAATTTTATCAATCAGGCAATGAAGATATTCAGATTAGATTTGACGGTACTTCTAATGATGGATATTTAAGATACAGAGAAGATGAAGATGAATTGGAGACAACTTCTTCTTTTAAAGCAGACAGCACTTTTTATTTTAATAGGAATAGTTCAAACATTATAGATATAGGATTTAATGTTTTTAATAATTCAGGATGGAAGTATTTTGATGATGGCTATGGTCATCAAATAAGATTAGATGGCAATGGATTGTCTTATAATGTTGCAGGACAAAATTCAAGTGGTTATGGAGCTTCTTCTTCACTATCAAATGTGTTTAATGTAAGTAGGGGAGGGGATATTGAAACAGATGGGCAAATAGGGCATTCATCTGCTCAGACTATAACATTGGGAACGGGAGTTACTACATTTGCTGTTACAAGTAATGTGGTTATAGTTACAGGAGATGGCGGAGGTAATACTATTGCAACTATAACAGGAGCAAGTGTTGGAACATATACGTTTATTTTTACAGATTCAAATGTAACAATTAGTAATGATGATACACACGGATCAAACAGTGTTGATCTGGATGTTTCTAATGATTTTAGCAGTGCTGATGATAAGGTGCTGCAACTTGTATATGACGGTACAAGTTGGTATTCGGTAAGTATTACAATTAATTAAAAATATAAAACAATGAAAAAAATATTAATTATTTTAGGATTTTTAGTTTGCCTTACAATAACTAAAGCAGAGAATTTATTAATTTATAAAGGAGATACGGTTGATATAGAACAACTTGTATCTGAATTAGATAGTGTTGATAAAATTGTGACTACTATAAAACTAAATGATGGTGTTGTAGGAGGCAAGATGAACCTTATTAATGCCCTGAACGAGACTAATGATAATCTTGTAATTAATTTAAGTCAACAAAACGATAATATTAAAAAAGCAATAAAATTAATTTATGTTGATAACCCTATTCTCGAAAAAGAGTATATACATAGATTAATACAAGAGTATTACAGGCAGATTGAAATGTGGGATGTTAGTTCTTTTGTGGGGCAAAAAGTTGGAGTTTTGGTTGTTATAAATAACAAGAAAAAGTGGATGACTGGAACTTATATAGGTCAATTACAAGGATTTGCTATAATTGAACAATACTCTGGAGTTTTAAGAAAGGGAATACTAAAAACAATATTACCTAAATAAAAATGAAATATCTTTTAAATATACTATTATTATTAATAATACCTCTATTGTTGCAAGGACAGAAGTATTATGTAACCGATTCATCAAGAACTTATTATATAACCGATTCATCAGTTACATATTATATATATTATGATTTACCTGGAGCTGCTTTAATGCATTTAAACGGAAATGTTTCTACGATTAACAATAAAATTGACACCGTCTTCGATGAAAACAATCACTATAACGCTATTCAAACTGACACCTCAAAGTCTCCTTCTTTAGTAGATGGAAGCTGGCAATTTGATGGTATTGATGATTATGTTGAAGTGGCTGATAACAATAATTTAGATTTACAAAATAATTTTACTGTCAGTGCATGGGTCAACGCTAACGGTATATCAGGAGCGCCTCAAGGCATTTTGTCTAAAGGTAATTACTCATTAAAAGAGTATGATGATGATTATATTTTTGAAGTTTTAGGAGACGGGACTACATGGAGTAAGTCAGGTGACGTAGGTAATACCCCTTTTGGTTTGGCTGCATACGATGGTAAATTATATATAGCATGTCGATATAGTGACGATGTTTACGTATTCGACGGTACTTCCTGGAGCAAATCAGGTAATGTAGGTGATGAACCTTTTGGTTTAGCCGTCTACGACAGTAAATTATATACAGTATGTCAATATAGTGACGATGTCTACGTATTTGACGGAACCTCCTGGAGTAAATCAGGCGACGTAGGTAATGACCCTCGTGGTTTAGCTGTATATGATGGTAATTTATATGTAGCATGTTTTGGTAGTGATGACATTTACGTATTTGACGGTACTTCATGGAGTAAATCAGGTAACGTAGGTACTTCCCCTCGTGGTTTGGCTGCATATGGTGGTAAATTATATACAGCATGTGCAGGTAGTAATGATGTCTACGTATTTGATGGAACTACATGGACTAAATCAGGTGACGTAGGTGATACCCCTCTTGGATTAGCCGTCTACAATGGCAAATTATACGTAACCAATGCAGGCAGCAATGACATTTATGTATTTGATGGTACTTCCTGGACAAAATCAGGTGACGTAGGTAATGCCCCTTTTGGATTAGCCGTCTACAATGGCAAATTATACGTAACATGTGTAATCAGCAATGACATTTATGTATTCGACGGAACCTCCTGGACAAAATCAGGTAATGTAGGTGATTTTCCTCGTGGTTCGACTACATATGATGGTAAATTATATGTAACATGTTCAGGTAGTGACGATGTCTCCGTATTTAGTACAGGAGAGAGTTTATGGGCAAGTAAAGGTACTGGATACGAACAATTAATAGGAGTTGTGACAGGCGATGAAATTAAATTATATGTCAATGGAGAGGAAAAAGCATCAACTGCACACTCTTTAACATTTGATAATAATGATAACTCGTTGTTGATAGGTAAAAGTTATGGTTCTTCACAGTCAGGGCTAACTGGAGGTAATAGTGAAGTATTCAACGGCTCAATAGACGAAGTAATAATTTTTGATCGTGCTTTAATTAAGAATGAGGTTCAAGAATTATATAACTCTTGCGATACAACAGGAGGAGTATTAAATTGTAATTATTAATATATGAAAAAACTTTTTTATATACCAATTGTCATATTACTACTTTCTTGTAATAATTCTATATTGAGAATAGAATGCGATTATCGGTATGGTAGTGATTACAGATATGTACAGATGCCTGTAAATACTGCAAAACGAATATCCTATAATTACACAGAAAAAAATATTAATACATTTGTTGTAGTGGATACAGCAGAACTGTCGTATTTAATGATAGATTGCAACAATATAGATGTAGAAAAGATGAAATTTTTGATCTGGAAGGATGAGATATTGCCAAACAGATTTTGGAATGATCTTTATAAAAACATAAAAATAGATTATTATATTGAAAAATAGAATAAAATGTAATATAATTAGATTAATAATAAAATGACAAAAAAAGAAGCTAAGACATATGGTAATTATGCTTTGATGGTGGTTATATCTGTTTTAGTAACTGCTTTTGTAACTTCAGGACTTAAAAATACAGATAAGGTAATCCCTATATCTCGATACAGACATGAAAAGTTTAAAGAAAAATATGAACAAAGAGATAGTATTATAGTGTGCAGAATCAAAAAACAACAAAAGATTGTTGAAGATTTGAAAATCACTGTTAATTCTACACATGGAATTGTAGAACAAAACAAATCTGATTTAGATATATTAAAAAAGGGTATGTTCTCTTCTCGTTTGAAGACAAGAGAAATAAAAAATATGTTCAGGGAGGTTATGAAGGAAGAGATAATGCAGGAATTAGAAAAAGATACATCGTGTGTGATAATTAAATAATGATAAATGATAATGACTGAAAGATTTAATAAATGTATTCCTATAATATTAGAGCATGAAGGAGGGTATGTTAATCATAAACATGATCCAGGAGGGGCTACGAATTATGGTATATCTTTAAGATTTTTAAAGAAATTGGGGTATAATACAAGTGGAGAGTTAATTGGAGATGTGGACAAAGATGGGGATGTAGATGCAGATGATATAAGGATAATGACAATTAACGAAGCCAAAAATTTTTATTTTCATTATTTTTGGAAAAAAGAATTTGAGTTAATAGGGTTAGATGAGGTTTCATTGCATCTATTTGATATGTCTGTTAATGTAGGTGTTTACAGAGCAGTAAGATTAGCACAGAGAATAACTCACGCTACGGTTGATGGAATAATTGGTAAAGAAACAATAAAAGCAATTAATCAAGAAGGAGAAGCTTACATTTATAAATACAAACAAGAAAGAAAGAGGTATTATCATAGATTAGTAGATAATAACCCCAAATTAAAAATATTTCTTAACGGATGGAGAAATAGAGTTGAAAGCACCGAATTTTAAGAATTTTTTTTATTATATTTATAAAAATTATTTAATATGAAAATAGGATTTTTTGAGACTTGGAACCAAGAGGCAAATATGGTTGAAAGGTCGTTTACAAGGCTGGGTCAATTTATAGTTTTAGCTGTATTTTGTTTTATAAACATAAAAGTGTTTTTTGGAGGATTGCCAGGCAAAGATTTAATGAACTGGATGGGGTTTATATCTTTTGATTTATTGCTGTTGACGGCTATTTTTATCCCCTCTAAAATTAAAGATTGGTTCAGTTTAATTAAAAATAAAATCTTAAATAATAACATTAAGGGGTGATTAAATGACAAAGGTGATTACACAAGCAACTCCGCCAAATCTTACAGGTCAACCTTCTGTAGAGTTCAGAAAAAATGATTTTGATGCAACTATATGGAATAAAGGCTATGATGTGTTGATAGAAAAAGCTGTTAAATGTCCTTGTTCTACAAAAGACAATGAAGCATGGAGTAGTTGTAATAATTGTTTAGGAATGGGGTGGGTATTTATAGACCCAGTTCAGACTAAAGCACTGATGTTTAATATCAATAAAGATACAAAATATAAAAACTGGTCTTTAGAATTATTAGGAACAATAGGGTTAACTGTAAGAAGTGCAGAAAAACCTTCTTATATGGACAGGATAACTGTTATAGATAGTGGGTCTATATCAAATTATAGTTATTTTAGCGAAATATTAAAAATAAGAGATTTAGAAGGAGACCCTTATGTTTTTTGTTCCTATGAACCTTCTTCTATTGAGTATTTATATGCTTTTGAAGATTATAACAAGGTTCTTGTTAAATTAACTTCTGATGATTATAGCATATCAACAGATAATTCTTATGTTATTAATTTAAGTTATGATTTTAGTTCTATATCAAATTTTAATGGAGTTGTTTCTGTAAGATATAAACATAAATTACAATATCATGTTTTAGATATTCCTCATGATATAAGAGCAAGCTATAAAACAAACAGTGATGGAAAAGAAGAGCAAGTCCAGTTACCTTTGAATGCAATAGCAAGAAAAGCACATAATGTGTTTGAAATGAAAGAAAAAGATGGAAGTGGGTTTTTAACAAATTAGTTAATGATGAAAAAATATTTGATCATATTATTGTTAATTGTTGGGTATGTAAGTATTAATGCACAAGATCAGGGCGTATTGTCGTTAAGTCAACTGTCAAGTGCAAATGCAACAGATGCTTATTATGTCTCAACTACTGATAGTGGAGATTTTCACGTTCGTTGGTCAACTTTATACAATGATGTATATAATTATTACCCTGATAGATTGACTGGATTAGATACTGTAGACAATAATTATTATCTTATAGTTAATAAAGACAGTGTTGCATATAAAATAAAATGGAGTGTTTTCTTAGATTCACTTAATGTAGATGTTTATGATAGCGTGAGAGGTATAGTGAATGATACTGCGAATGTATTAAGAATAGAATGGAGAGTTGATATAAATGACAGTTTAGGCAGATTTTGGGATTCAGTAGTGGTGGAAGGTTATGTCAACGATACTCTTAATTATTACATTGATTCAGTATCCATTATTGACACTATTAATTCAATAATTAATGATAGTTTGGACAGATTTTGGGATTCGGTAGAAGTTAAAAATTACGTAAACGATACTATTAATTATTACATTGATTCAACCGCAACAATCGACACAATTAATTCCTTGATAAATGACAGCCTATCTACCTATTATGATTCAACAGAGGTAAGAAATCACGTAAACGATACTCTTAATTATTACATTGATTCAGCTTCTATAATTGATACTATTAATTCAATCGTTAACAGCAAAATATATTTAAATAAACCTTTTTCAACATATACGTCTAATTCTGTAACAATTAGTTGTGATAGCTCGGGATATAGCGAGATTGATATAAGTGGTGACTTAACGATTAATTTCAACCCTCTACCTTCTGCTGGAGAAATGTCGTCCTGGACAATAATGATAAATGGGGATGCGACAGCAAGGGACTTGACGATACAAGAATCAGGAACAGCAATTGATTCATTATATTGGAGCAACGCTAATGAATTAGATAGTATTCCTGCGAATGATACAATTGTCGTAGGTGCTAACATTAATAATTCAGGGGTATGGTTTATGAATTATTTAAAAAGAGGAAATTAATGAAAACTAAAATATTAGTATTATTAACAATATTAACAATAAAAGTATCTGGACAGGGGCTTGTTAGTCCTGTTTGGATGAATGCAACAGAGGAAGATATAGTAAGTTATTGTACTGAGGTGGGTTTAATATCTTGCTATACATTTGATGGTTTAACATGGACTAAATCAGGTGACGTAGGTGATGCTCCTTATGATTTAGCTGATTACAATAGCAAATTGTATGTATCTTGTTCCAGTCCCGATGGTGTTTATGTATTCGATGGTAGTACTTGGTCTAAATCAGGAGACGTAGGCAGTGGAGCTCGAGGTTTAGCAGTCTACGATGGTAATTTGTATGTATCTTGTTATGGTTCCGATGATGTGTATGTATTCAACGGTAGTACCTGGACAAAATCAGGAGACGTAGGCACTTCTCCTCAAGGCTTAGCAGTTTATGATGATAGTTTATATGTTGTTTGTTCTGGTTCTAATGATGTCTACGTTTATGATGGTTCAACCTGGACTAAATCAGGTGATGTCGGTAATAGTCCTTATAGTTTAGCAGTTTATAACGATAATTTGTATGTATCTAATGGTGGTTTTAGTGACATCCACGTTTATGATGGTTCAACCTGGACTAAATCAGGTGATGTCGGTAATAGTCCTCGAGATTTAGCTGTTTATGATGGTAGTTTATATGTTGCTTGTTCTGGTTCTGATAGTGTGTACGTATTCAATGGTAGTACTTGGTCTAAATCGGGAAAAGTAGAAGATGCTCCTCATGGTTTAACAACATATAATGGTAAATTGTATGTATCTTGTTCTAGTTCCGATGATGTCTATGTATTCAATGGTAGTACCTGGTCTAAATCAGGTGACGTAGGTGATTCCCCTTATAGTTTAGCAACATATAACGGTAGTTTGTATGTAGCTTGTTATTTAGACAATGATGTCTACGTATTCAATGATTCATTAGATCAATACGGAAGCAATGAACCAATTAAGCCAGTTTACGCTGAATATCTACCAGATTCAGGAATATTAGGTGGTACGTATAAATTTGAAAAAGATACAATTAATCTAGATCAAGTTTTCAGTTACAATGATTTTACTTATTCAATGTGGGCATACAAAATAGGGGATGCGATTTATGATGTAACAGGAACATTGATTTCAAGATATTCATCAAGTAGTTCTCCTAATGAGAAATCTTTTTATCTTAGGTGGGAAGATTCTGACTTTGTGGGCAGGAGTGATTCTCTGATGTTTGCTTTGTACGATGGGAGTGTTGCAGGTTTTGGAACTGAATATCTTATACATAGCGATACAAGTCTAAATCATCAGCAATGGTATCATATTGTGGCGTCAGTTGGAGATAGTATGAAGTTATATATTGATGGTGAATTGAGTAATACAGGAGCAGCTCCTGATACTATTAATTATTACAACAATACGTTTAATATAGGAGGTGTTAATAAATCAACAACAAGACCTGATTTACTCTTTAATGGATATATCGATGAATTAAGAGTGTACAATAGAGAATTAACAGAATCAGAAATACAATGTCTTTATAACGAAGGGTTTGGAATAACTTGCCCTAAATAATTTATAACGAAGAACTAAAATATAGAAACATATGAAAAGAATAAAATTAACTAAGAATCTGTATCTTGATGAATATATTCCACGTGAATTATATTTAAGAGAAGGAATATACGGAGATATGTATAATAATTTACCTTTAAATACATGGATGGATATATTGCAAAGAAAAATTAACAAACAAATGGTTGCCGCAGATCAAAAATTAAGAGATCAGTTTGGTGCGGTAATTATTAATAATTGGATATATAATGGCGAAAGAAATTATAGTGGTTATAGGCCAAAAACATGTAGTGTGGGATATTTTTTGAGTGATCACCGAGAAGGTAATGCATCAGATAAAATTTTTCAAGATGTAAAAACAGAAGAGGTGATAGATTACATTGAAAAAAACTGGGAAGATTTGGGAATTAATATCATAGAAAAGGGAGTAAGTTGGGTGCATACTTCTGTTGCATGGACAGACATGCCTCTTAAAATTATTTACCCTGTGCGTTAAAAATTAAAAAATTTGGATGTTTTTTAAAAATTAATATAAGATGTTAGAATTTGAAAAAGAATTAAAAACGAGGAGACTTCGGGAGATAGATCAAATAGAGAAGTCAGTAGAAGTTGATTTGTATAATAATCAACAAAAAAGATTAGAAGAACTTGAGGAGTTTGAAAATAAAATACACTCCCTCTCTATTATAGAGAAAGCCTATGAATTAGGGCAAGTCGATAAGGATGTTTTAAATAAAGCACGTTCAGGTGTTTATAAGGATACTCCATATAATCGTAAACACGGAAGAGTAGGTGTGCGGTTTGGTAAGAAAGTAGAAGGTGGAGATACTAAGGGATTGGATGATGACGGTAAGGAGAAAGAAAAAGAAGCAGATAAGAAAATTTTTGAAGTAGCATCTAAGGTTTACGATAAGGTAGATTATAAAGACCTTAATAATAAAAATAAAATAAAATCTGCATTAAAATCATTGGGAAAACCTACAGACCCACTATATGTGGGAACGATAATAAGAAGGATAAAAAAAGAAATAGGTGAATAATGATTCCCATAACCCTCGACATATCAGAAACCATCAATGAATTCTCTTTAGATAAAGAGGAAAGTAAATCTTTATCAAGATACATTATAGGCAATATTTCAAGAGAATATATGATCAATTGGGAAGAGGCTGTTGATAGAAATTTAAAACAAAGCAAGGGGACATATAAATCTGGAATGAGGGTTGAATATCCAGATGATTACAGTGCTGTGTTTATTCTTGAAGGTAAAGGTGATAGTCGTTTAGCTTTAATGATAGAAGAGGGGACTAATTCATTTGACCAAAAGCCATTTTTTGAGAAAAGTGATAAGAAAAAATCTAAAAAGGACGGAGGGTGGTTTTTAACAATACCTTTTAGGATGGCTACAGCAGATGCATTAGCAGATAGTTCTATTTTTTCAGGTAAAATGCCTGAGCCAATACAAAACATTTCACGTAAAAGCAAAAAGGGTATAAAGTTACAGGATATACCTAAAGAATTTCAAATAAAGGGAGTTAGAAGGGAAATAAAGACAGAACAAAAAACATATCCTGAGTATGAACATAAATCAACTAAATATGAAGGAATAATACACAGTAAAGGAAAGCATCATGGTCAATATATGAAATTTCGTAGAGTAAGTGATACAAGTGATGAAAATGCGTGGATACATCCAGGATTTCAACCGTATAAACTAATGGAGAAAGCAATAGAAACAACAAAAATAGATAGGATTGTTGGTCGTTCAGTAGATGAATTTTTAAGTAAAACACTATAATGGCTATAATTATACCTCAAATAAGAATAAAAGAGATATTAGATGAAATTATATCATTAATAAAAGAGCAACATAATACTAAAGTAGCTGCAAGCCTTGAAACAGAAAGTTGGCTTTATCGGAATTTTTATGGAGTAAAAGTTGGAACATTTGATTATTATGAACAAGCAAAAGAGTTGTTTGTAAATAGAGGAGAGGAAAGTAGAGATAGATTAGAGATAAGGAGAGACTTTGATAGGGACAGGGCAAGTTTACCGACTATATTTATAAATACCCCTTCTGAAAGTCAAGACGGGGTTAACACAATAGGTATGAATTATGATGTTGCTTCAACATATTATGAAAATGATGATGGAAGTGAAACAGATTCTTATGGAAGAGCATTTAGAGGAGTGTATGAATTGATGTGTACTTCTTCTAACAAAGATGAAGTTGAATTATTATATCGTTTTTTAGAGTGTGTATTTATTGCCTTTGCAGATACTTGGAATGATAATTTTAACGATACATTTACTTTTTCAGGTAAACAATTAATGCCTAATCCTGATGTTATTCCAACACCATTAATGATAAGGGTTTGGACAATAACAATAGGAGACATTCAAGAAGTTGCTAAATTTGATACAGTAGAATACTTAGAAGATGTTCAGTTTGAAGGAACTCCAGAAAATATTGATTAATATAAAAATATAAAATAAAATGGAAGAAAATAAAAAGAAGAATTATACTAAAAAGGTAAAAAAAGAAACAAAGAAAGATGTTAAAATATCTATAAAAGAGGTAAGTAATGGATTAAAGTTACATAAATATTATAGAACCTGGGCTGAGAAAAAATATAAAGGAATTAATCTTTCTTTAGATAACTGGAAAAAAGTTTTAAAAAGAGATGGTTTGGATTTTTAGAATTAAATTATTTTTATTATTTTTATAAAAATAGTTGTTTTATTAAAACGTTCGGAGGAAATTGATATGTATAATGAAAAATGGCAACAAGTAAATTTTTTAATAACAAAAAGATAACAATACCAGGCGTCTATTCTACAATAAAAAGCGGAATTAAGAATCCACCGATTACATCAGATTATAGTAAAGTATTAATTATAGACACAGGAACAACTCCAATAGCAGGATGGGGAGGAGGTTCTGGGATCAATGGACAATTAGCCTCTGGACAAGATGCAATTTATCAGTTTACAGACCTTAATACTTATAGAGAATTTTTAAAGGGAGGTCTTCTTTGGAAGGTTGCGGAGGGTTTGTTTACACCAGACGGCGCAGAAAATGGAGTATCTACCTTATATCATGTTAAAGCGGCAACAACAACTAAAGCAACCCTTGTTTTTACAGCAACGGGGGGAGGTGCAGCTGGAGGTACTGTTAATTTTTCTCCTAAAGATGAAGGTATTATTGCGAATGGAAAGTTAGATTCTTCTAATGATGATAATTTGTATAAAGGCTACGCTTACACTATAGAGAGTGGAGTTAAAGACACTGACAAATGGATATTTAAAGTATGGAGAGGGTCATATACAGGGTTATACAGCGGAGACTCTATTAGCTATGACGGTGTTTCAAAAACAGCATCTTCACCTATCTTATTAGCACAATCACCAGAATTTGACAATATGTCAACTCTTATATCTTGGATGGAAGAAGATGCTTCATTTGGAGAATATTTTGAATTAAATTCTTCTTCAACAACTGGAACAGGCGTGGTAAATAGTGCAGATATGACAGGTAAATCTGATTATCAAGTTAGCTCTTCTGTTGGGGTAGAAGGAACTGAAAATTTTAGCGCAAGTGATTTAACAGATGCATTAGAGGCTGTTAAAGATTTACATTATACTCATATTCTTTGTGATCGTTACGGAACAACAAGTGGAACTGCTCAGATTGAGACTGTAACATTACCTGCTACAAGTGCAGCAACACAGGGAGATTATATATTATTGTATAATCACACAGGAGAAACGGTTGCCGTATGGTTAGATATAGATGGAGATGGAACAGCACCAACTGGTACTAATTATGTTAATGCTAATTATAAGGTTGAAGTAGATATAGCAACAGGAGGTTCATCTGCAACCAACGGAACAGCTTTTTATGAGGCACTTAAAGCACAAACATCTTGGTCAAGTCAAGTTACATTATTAAACAATGGAGATGGGACAGTTACAATTACACAGGGAGATGCAGGAGATGTGACTGATGCTATTCCTAAAGATGCAAGTGATGCAACAGCAGGATCAATAACTTCTTCTACAGATGCAGACGGAGCAGACGGAACTACTACTTATAATGGAAGCCAAGTTGGAGCGATTGTTACACATATACAAACAGATGCTAAATATGATAAGTATATGTTTTTTGGAGGAGGTAAAGATGTCACTGAATTTGATCAAAGTAGTTCAAGCTCAAAAGTTTATGCAGAATATTTTGATAGTGAACAAGTTATAGTTGTACATGGAAATGTTAAAAAATCAAGTAATTTAACAGCGTCTGGGTTTAGGACTTGGCCAACACTTTATCATGCTGCTGTGTGTTTAGGTCGAATTGCAGGATTACCACCTCAAGTTCCTGGTACATTAAAATCTATAGGCGTAGAAGGGTTAGCACATAACTTGACGGATAATGAAAAAGAAGTGGCTCTTGATGCGGGTATTATGGTAAGTTATTTTGATAATGATTTTAATGACTTTGTAATATTACAAGCAATTAATACGGAGCAAAACAATGATAATTTGATTAATTCTGATGCATCTTCTTTTAGTCATCAAATTAATAGAATTAAGGCTCAATTGAATTATGATCTTGTTACAAATGCAAAGATTGACTTGTTAGGTGATCCTTCTGGCGTTAACAGAAACACTTTGTCACCAACACAGGTGTACAATTGGACAGAGAAATTTTTAAAATCTAAAGTTGCTTCTGCGTCTCAAGATAATTTATTGGTTGCAACAGAAGATGTGCCAAATGGATTCAAAGATATAACAGTTACAAGGACACAGGATAATTATAATA